GCCAACTTCACCACATCGCCTTGTTTAAATTTCGCTGCCATCTGAATTCTCCTTACGCTGCGTCAAGGCTGAAGGTGTAGGTCACAGACAGAACGTCGCCGTTCTGAACCACGCGATCACCGGGAGCTGCAAAGTCTGACGCCGAAAACAACACACCCGAGGTGCCACCCGGCAAGTCACCTGTCGTTAAAAACGCGCCACCCACATTCGCAGAGGCGTTGATCAAGAACTGAGCGACTGCCGCAGAGTTCGCAATCACCGAAGGATCTGCTGTGGTGGCTGCGCCGAATGTCGCCGCAGGGCGAGTGGCATTGGTATATGCCGTGACTTCCGTCCATCCCGCATGGGAGGCCATCGTGTCAGCCGAAGACGGGTTGTTGGTCGAAGCAGGACCGTAGATACCCACATACCATGCAGCGGTGTAACCTGAGCCTTTGAAGAAGCTCTCGTTCATGTAGGCCAAGCCCACATTCACCACAAGGTTCTTGGACTTCTGTTCCCACTTGAGGTTGCCATCTTTGTCATGGCAACGTACCGTGAAAATACCGCCGCCCTTGAGACCGTCACGGGTGCCGTTGCCTTTCTGGACATTCGCACCAACGGCATCAACGGACTTTGCCTTATTGATTAGCATCGTTGATTCTCCTAATTAAACCTAAGTAACGCTGAGGTTGAAGTATTTGCAGGCATCTGCACCGTGAAAGAGTTCGTGGCAATCTTGTCATTGCCAAAACTCAAAACTGCGATGGACTTGTTGGACTTACTGGCGTTGTAAATCAAACCGCCAGCCGCCGTGAAACTAGCCGGATTCCAAACGGCATTGTCGAAGTTGACGTACACCGTGCCTCCCGATTTGTTCAAGGTGACACCGGTTAACACAACCCCGCCTGCGGTATAGCCTCCGCCGACAACTTCCTGATCGGTGGTATACGCGAGGGTATCCTCGTTTAAATCAGCCGTGCTGTAGTACAACGCCAACTGAAGCGTATCTGTCAGGAGATCGTGTTCCCCTTTCAAGATCTGCTCTTTGAAGCTGGTGGTGAGCGTCTGGAAAATCATGTGACCGGAATCCTGTTAAGACCATTCCGGAATGCATCCTGACGATCCTTGCCTTCGCCAAGGCGTTTCAGGAGAGCCAAGGACTCTTGGTACTTCTGCTCATAGTACTGAACCATGTCTGCTTCACCCTTCATGTAGAGATAGGCTTCGCGCAGGGTTCCGTAAAGAAGTACGGTCTCGAAGTTATCGCCGAGCCAAGAGGTACTCGCCGTCACAATGCTTTCTGGGTAATAGTAGTAATGCAGTTCGACTTGGTAGTTGCTATCAGGGGTTGGCCCTAAGATGAAAGTGTTTTGGTCGAAGATGGCATAGTACTTCGGAACACCCACATCATCAGGGTCCGGATAGCATTCCCGAATAAAGTTGACATCCTTGTCGAGAAGAAAGGTCTGAGCGTTTGTAACCGGATCAATCACCGCCAGCGAAAAGTTCGCCAGCCAATCTGCCGGAACAGTCAGATACTTGTTGCTAGGGGTCAGGGTGCCGATCTGGTTCTTTCGAATCGCGGGGATGAAGACAGCGTTATAGATCCGCTCTTCTGCCAGTTGAACGAAATTGGGGATGTTCGCAACAAACGAAGTTTCTTCGTTCTGCGTGTACTGTTTAACCAGATCGACGAGTTGGGTGTAGTTCATGTCACAGCGACCGTCACAGTTCCGACGAACCCAGTGGAGATCAAATCATTCGGGGTGAGATCCGTGTCATAGCCTTCAGCCCCGCCAATCGGATTCCATCCATACTGGAACATCCGGCTACCACCTGCGCCTTGGTTACCGGGGGCAAAGAAGGTGTTATCGGGGCGGGCATTGCGAAGCGCCTGCGGATCATCCATAGGGATGCGACCTAACTGCAACTGCGGGTGGTCCACATCCATGCATTCAAAACACACCCGAATACCAATGGGGAGCAGGTTCTCATACTGCTCGTTTAAATCATGCAGATCGTACCGCTGACCACACCGGTCGCAGAATCCAAATGCATGTTTACCACTGGCAAACGGTTTGCCCATTAGACGTTCCTGCCAATATAGCCATGCATAGGCACGAATCGTACGGAGGCTTTTTCCCGATCCTCACCTGCCGCCAGATCCCATTGGATCTCATATTCTTGCTTGAGTAGACCCACCCGATCTGCGGCTTCAGGACGCTTCATCGCAATGTAGTAGGCGAGTCCAGAAACTAAGCAGGGTAAGAATCGTGCAGGGATATCGATGGTATTGGAACCGCCATTCCCCACATCCTGAATACGCCGCATCTTCCAATAGACGAGGGTATAGGTCTGGGTGTTGTCAGGAACCGGCCACAGATACACCACCGGAGCGGCTCTCTGTCGATCCACATAAATCTGTAGCGGCATCCCTTGGGTGAGCTTGTTGCTCAATTGGGCATAGTCCGATACCGAAATCCGGGACAGGGTGTAATCCGTTTGGCTGGAGACATTCCCAGAATAAGTTCTGAGTTGATGCTCCAATAGATCGATGGTGTCAGCGGGCATGGTGTAGGTGAAGGTTCCGGGAGTCAGTACCTGAGAACCTTGTTCCACCGTCCAGAGATTGATGCCCCGGTTCTGCCATTCGAGGGCCATGAAGTTCATGGACCGGCGGGCAGTCTGGAGATCATAACCGGTACGCAACTCCATACCTGCCCGTTCGAAAGCCTCTTCAACGAGTTCCCGAAACTCAGGGTTGAAAGTTGCTACACCGCTGGTGGTCATTAGACCATCCGGCCCTTGGTCTTACCGCGCATGGCGCAACCATCAATGCCACGACCGGTGGAACCGCCTTCGGCGTAAGACATGCCCCCTTTTTTGTAGGTCATGCCACCACCCATCATTTTGCCTTTACCATCTGCCGCAAAGAACGGGACCTTCTCGCCGCCCTTATCGACCATCTTGAGGCTTCCACCTTCAGCATAGGACATGCCGCCCTTACGCATCATGTTCTTCATATCATCCTCCATTCCTTTGCGTTTCTCTTCCTCAACACCAATGGCAATCACCATCAAGGGATCTCGACCTTTCATGCCCGTGTCCTCCCTCGCATCGCACATCCATCGATACCGCCGCCTCTTGCCATGTTCTTCTTCGGCTTGCTCATGCCCGCCTCAGATAACGCAATGGCAATTGCTTGCTTACGATCTTTAACCACAGGCCCCTTCTTGCTGCCCGAATGAAGTTTGCCTTCCTTAAACTCTTCCATAACCGTGCGAACCTTGCCCGGTTTCTCAATTTGTTGACCCATGTTGGACCGAGATATCGCCATCTTACTTGCCTCGTTGTCTAAACGGTTTCACTTTTTTCGCGATTTCTTTGGGTTGCGCGACGAACTGCTTGCCTTCCTTTTTGCCTTTACGCTTGGCGGCGGTGGTTCGGGCGTACTCAGCAGGCGAGAGAGACTTGATCGCAGCCTCTGGTAAATATCTTTCGCCTGTTTGACTAGAAGGCTTACCAGATTTTGTGCGCCAACGCTGATCGCCCCAAGCCTTGAGCGATTGTTGACTTTTTCGTAGCGCCATACCATGATCCACCTATGGAGAACAAAGATGAAATTTGGGATGTGATCCCAGAAACAAATGACCGATATTCCGTAAGCAATTTTGGAAAAGTTCGCGCAAACTGGACAGATATCCCGCAGCGGAATCTATCCTATCGAAAACGAATTGAAAGAACATTAATCCTATCTGCGTGGACTCATACGAATGGATATGTGCGTGTTGCTCTTGGCCGTGGAAATTTAAAATATGTACACCGTCTTGTTGCACAATCCTTTGTCCACAATCCAGATAACCTTCCACAAGTTGACCATATAGATGGTGATAGGACAAATAATCACGCTTCAAACTTGCGCTGGGTGACGGCAAATCAGAATTCAAAATACGGCGGCGAAAGGCATAACTGGGAGTCACAACGAATAGCAAGCGCAAAGAGGCGAATTTACGAAGCAAAAAAATCAGAGTACCTAGCCTTGGTTGAGCAGGGGTACAGTTTAAGACGTATTGCAAAACTTTTTGGTACATCACATTCCGTTATAAGCAATGTTTTGAAAACCAAATGAACGTTGAGGGGGCTTCATGCAATGGGTCCACCCACTAACCATGCATCGCAGGTGCGATCACCCGCGCATTTGAAATGAAAGAGTTCGCAGTAGCCTAAGTTGCTCGCCTTGATCACCTCCATGGCGCTATCCATGTGAGGTTTGTCACCGGCTTCCATCCCCTTGGCAATACAGGCCAACATCTTGGGGGTTTTGATAAAGGCCGCACAGTTCCCGCAACGGGCGGTCTTGGCTTCCTCTGGGGAGATCATCCAGAGCTTGGCCTTCTTAGACCAAAACTTCTCTGAAGGTTCGTTAGGATTCAAAGGACCATAGCCATAGTCTTCGATGGCATGGTTGCGGTTCTTGAGATTGACATGGATGTCCAAGGTCGCCACAGGACAAGACTTACCATCCTTATAGGATCGCTTGATGGCAGCACCGATGGCATCTTTTTTAATCCGCATAGCCATATCAATCTCGGTAACCGCCTCCCGCTTCCTTGTACTTTTTGGCTAATAGCTGGGCCTTGCGGGCTGACCATTGGCCTGCTTTGGTTCCCTGTGTGGCGGAACCTTTGATCTGGTTAAACAGGCGCTTACGCAGTTCAGGCTTGGTGTAGTTGCCTGCTGCGTTGACCTTGCTCTTGGACTTGGCTTTAGCCATTACCATTTCACCTTGTCTGCCCAGTACGCCGCAGACATCTTTCCTTTCGAGATGTTCTTGGCATGACGGGATTTAAACGACTCTCGCCGTTTGCGATAGGACTCAGATTCCCCGGCTTTTTTCGGGGAACCTGAGACACCTTGCTGACCAAAGCGAATGGTCTTGACCTGATCGCCAGACTTGGCAACGACAACGTGAGACTTGGTCGGATGGCTTGGAGTTCTCTTGGGTTGATTAAACCCAGAGACACCAGCGCGTTCCAGTCTTGGGTCTTTTTTAGCCATGGGAATTCCTAGCCGCAAAGCACCGTAACTTTCGACACCTGATCCAAGGTCATGACCGCGATGTCCCCTCGACCTGAATTACTCTTGGTCGTGAGAATGCCCTCTGGCGGGATCATGGCATCGTTGGCAGTGGCATCACCGGGCGTATACACCTTCAAGATCACCGTATTATTCGGCTGAGCGGTGAAGGTGATACTGCCTTCTGATGACGTTGCAATGTACAAGACGCCCTTGATGCGGGTTCGAGGAAACGCAAGGTCTCCGCCGTAACCGATCTTGATGCCGCCACCCGAAGGACCACTGACCGACACACTGCTGACGCTAGTGTAGTAGTTAGTGGAATACACCACGGATGCACTGGGGCCGTTGAAACTTTCGGTCACTACCCCGTCAGCGCCTGTAATGCCTACCTTGACGCCCGTCACGGTGAAGACGGTGGCACTGTCTGCGCCATCCGAAGTCACAGAGACTTTGTAGCCGGTTCCGTACTGACCAATGTTGTTCGCCAACAAGGCCACCGATCCCGTTGCGGCAATGGATGCCGACGCAAACAGGTAGTCATCGTCGCTGTCCGGACTGACTGCCCAAACATCATACTGCATAGAGAATCCTCCGCTTAGGGGCTACCCCCGATGATTAAACGGTGACGCTCGTATAGAGGGCGATGTAGGCCGTGGTTGCGCCGACAAGAACCTGAATGAAACCCACCTGATTCGAGACTGCGCCCGAAGCCGCATTAACGGCCACACCGATTTTGGTGGTGCCAACGGTCAGGGAAGTGGTTACCAAGTTGGTTACTGTCGCCGAACTGGCAGTGAATACGGTGCTTGAAACGTCACCGATGAAACCATTGTCCGATTGAACCGGACCCGAAAAAGTAGTCTTAGCCATGTTTAAACCTCGTATGCGAGTTGTCCACCAGTCTGCATACTGTCAGCCGGGTCTGTCTGGTGGACTCTGTTATCCCGGTAGTGTGATTAAACACTACACAGGGTCCAAAAGAAAGGGGGACCGAAGTCCCCCGTTCTTTGCCTTGTGGGCTATCAGGTTGAACCCGGCGACCCGTAGATGCCGAGCGGATCAGACACACCGAACGAATATCGCTCGCGAGCCTTATACCGCACGTTCCCGGTATCGAAGTCTCCATCCATGCCGGTCGAAAGCGGCGTACGCACAAAGTGCTTCATGCCGTTCGGAACGTCAGTGATGAGGAAGAAGGCGTTGGTGTCGGTCAGATAATGGTTGACCGCATAGCCTTCCGGGATAGCACCCATGTTACGAATCGCGTTGATGTCGTTATCTGCCGTCGCCGTACGGAGAGTGGTCTCCATGAGGCGCTCAGCAACGAACATCAACTGAGACGGAACGATGAGCCGACGAGGACGAGCCGCAATCAAGAGGCCACGCTCATCAACGAAGTTGGCAATCGAGATGATTGCATCTTCGAGCGAGGTCTCATTGAGGTCGGCACCCACAGTCGGACGGTTGGCATTGGTGCCACCGCTGACGAGCGGGTGAGCGGTGCTGAACAGGGTCACGCCGTCGCCAGACTGGAACGTCGTGAAGCCGTTGTTCAACAAAGCTGCTGCCTTGACCTGCTTGGTATTCGCCATACCACGGGCGAGAGCCTTGGTGTAACGAGCAGAGAGTTGGTCATAGAGGTTGTCCTCCATGGCTTCCTCAGTGATCGAGAAACCCATCGCAATCGTTTCGTGGTTGTAGCGAGCGGTCCAAGCCTCTTGAGCGTTGTCATAGGCAATGGCCTGACCTTCCGGTTTCACCGGGGCCGTGCCGAAGCCCGACAACTTGACTTCCTCTTCGAAAGCCTTCTCAGAGTTCTCGGTCTCATAGATGAGCGTATGCTCATCCTCGTACTTGGCATACTCCAAACCGAATAAGGCATTCAGCCCCGGCAGGAGTTCCTTCAACATTTGTGCGCGTGAAATAGCCATTTTCTAGAACTCCTTAGGCTGTGACGCTACTGTAGTAACCGTGGGTCAACACATTGAGTTTGACCAACAGTTCACGGTAGACGGTGAACACGATGTTCGATGCGGAAGGAATGGCCGTGACACTACCCGGCACATCAATCGCCGCATTGATCGTGACCGAAAGATCGCCAGCGGCGGCAGCAGCCGTCACAAACGAACCGGTCTCAATCAACTGACCATTGCTCGCGTAGTAAGCCACACTGGTTCCCACCGGAATCGCCGCCGGAAGACCCGAACCCGTGAGGGTGATCGTGGTGCTGGAGGACGAACCGGTTGCCGCATACGAGATCGAAGTCTCCGGAACCACACCGACGCAACGCAGCGGGAGGATCGTGGTAGCCGGGGTCGCAGTCGGCGCGAGAATCGCGTTCTTGCTGTTACCGGTGTTCACGTTACCCGACGCATTGTCGATACAGGACAGGTTCGTTCCGACCATCGCATAAGCGCCAGAGGCCATAACAGTCGTTGCCGAGCAGACAGCCGCTTTAAACACGGTATCTGGATCGTCAACCACATAGGCCACCGCATCACCAGCCAAAGTCGAAGCGGGCCAGTATTGGCTGAAACGCTTGTTCTTGGTGACTGGATCAGTGTAGGAGCAACCAAAGAAAACACCCGTTAATGCGTTTGAACTGGTGGTGGCACCAATTGCAGCGCGGGTGACCGAACCTCGTACGACCTTGACGAAATCCCCGTAGAAGATGTTCGTCGTATAGCCGTACTGAATCGGGTACATACGGGTGGAACCCGCAAATACCTGACCGCCGATGAGGTTAATCGGCAGGAACCCATAAGGGGCTGTTACATCAGTTCCTGAAGCCATTTGAAATTACCTCGATAAGTGGAAAGATAAGGATTTAACCTCGTCCGAAAGTGGTGCGCGTGGATCGCTCCGGATTAAGGAGCGGCATTCGCGGATCATTTTCCCGTAGATAACTACGGTCCACACCGTCGATCTGTCGATCTGAAAGGTCTTGGAAGTATTTCTGGCGTTGCAACATCTTCTCTTGAGGAGCCTTGCATAGGAGCAAACCCCCCACTTCCACGTTCCCTTTAAACTGAGAATTGATGTCTGAAAGGATCTTCAACTCAGGATGATCCTCTGCTTTGACAGGTTCCCAGCCCTCACGGAACTGGCGTGAGACGTTGGTGTTATCCGAACGTCCTAGTGAAGAAGTGCGAATCCAGCGGAATACCCAACCGTCTTTCGGCTCGGGGACCGGCAGTGCAGATTGCGGCAACCAAGCGTCCGTGGGACGCGATTCGGCTGCACGGTCAATACGAATTTTGCGCTCATCAGCCATTGTAACTCTCCTTGATGAGTTGTTTGGCGTACTGCTCGGGGGTGATGCCAAGTCTCTTAGCGACAGAAACTTGTGTGGCAGTCAACTGGATTTTGCGTGGCTTAGCGCCGTTGTTTCGGCTGGCTGAAGCAACCACGGTGGAAGGGGTGCGTTGAGGGGCAACAGAGACTTGAACGTCTCCGCTATCTTTCTCAAAGTAATCTGGAAAACGCTGCCGCATCGCAGCATCAATCTTTTCGTAGTACTCGTCCGTGTCGGCTTTGATGCCTTGCTCACGAATCAGAGTCTCATGAACTCCGTATGCCAATGCGGTCATCTCGCGGTTGCCTTGAGGGCCGAACCAAGGATTGCGCTTGGTCCAGTCCAGAGCTTTATCGCTCGGCTTGGGCGGCTGATACTGCGCTACCGGAGGTGCGTAGTTTTGAGGGACCTGCTGGGGCTTGGGTCGAGACTGAATAACACGCTCATGTTTTTCAGCCTCCCGAAACTCCGTCTGGGCATTCAGGAGTTTCTCTTGGGCTGCGATGATCTTTTCCGCATCACCGGCTTCGTAGGCGTCCTTGTAAAGGCTCTTGGCCTGTTCAAGGGCGAGGTTAGCGCGGGCTTTGATTTGGGAGACGAGTGCGCCTTCTCCGCGCTGGATCAATGACTCGTATTGCTGGTTTTTGGTGACCAGTTGTTGTGCGTAGCGAAGAGCCTCTTCGCGCATTTGTTCTGCGGCTTCTCGTTGCCGCTGCGCTTCATGCTGTTCGTACTTGAGCTTGTTAATACGTTTGCGGACTTTTTCACTGTAGTCCGACAGTTCTTCATCGTCTTCCTTCTCAGCCTGTTTGGTAGGCTGCTTAGGCATGTCATCGACGATTTCGAGTTCTACTTCGGGTTCCGAAGCAGACGGGGTTTCCTTTTCAGGAATTTGCAAGGGGGCTGAAACTCCGAAGAATTTCTCTTCCTTGGACATGGTTTCCGTACTCATGCTTTCACCACTCCTCTAGGATCTTCGACAACCGCCTCGACGGAGTCATCGTTGATCAAACGGAACTCTTTCCCATGGACCTTGAAGCGGGTTCCCGAATAAGAACGCATCATGATCCAGTCCCCTTCTTTGCAGTAAGGGCCAGAAGGGAAACGATCAGCGGACTTGTAAGCATCCGGTCCCATCGCGAGGACGAAACCAACGATGCTCCCAATCTCTTCAGCCTCAAGTGTTGAAGAGGCTTTAAGGATTCCACCTTCTGTTTTCTCTTCCGGGTTAGGTAGGGCGATGAGTAACTTGTACCCAGTCGGTTTGGGTAATTGACTTGCGGCTTTTTGGGCCTGTTCGTCGTTTAAACTTTTATCCGTCATAGCACCTTCCGGTGGTTGCACCCTTGCGGGCGGTTGCGCTGTTTACACAGCGAAGTTGTTAAGCCGTTTAATCATCGTCAATTTGTTTCGTGAGGTCAAGCAGTTCTCGTTCGGCGCGGGCCAAACCCTCGACAACACCACAACACCGCTTGTACTCAGCGAAGTCCACGCAGCCGCCACCGGCAATGTGATCGGCCATGTCGTTCATCTGCTGGCGTAGAGATTTACGCAGGTATTCTGCGAGATTATCGCTCGCGGTCTGCATTGCGTTCCCTCATGTCTTGTTCTCTTTGCTGGGCGGAGAGTAGATCCCGGGCAATTTCGACGCCTAGTTTCGCGCCTTGGACCTTGTCTCGGGAGGCAATCTCTTTGCTCTGAAGTTCGTTCGAGGCGTTGGTCGAAGCGATTTGAACGCCAAGCCTTGCGCCTTCGATACGTTCTTGAACCTTGAGACGCTCTTGTTCGGACTGCATCCGCATCTGGGCCTTTTGCATATCCGCTTGAACCTTCGCCATGTCGGCTTGGGCTTTTTGTTGGATTTCCTGAGCGCGAAGCTGGAGTTTCTGCATTTCCATTTGCAGTACCGGGTCTTGTTGTTCCTGCATCTGCTGCTGCATTTGGGCTTCGCGTTGGGCCTTTCCCAACACTTGCGCTGCCGCAGGGGCGACGAGTTCCGAGATACGGTATTCGATATCCTCGGGGAGGGGTTCCCCGGGAGGGGGGAGCTTGAGGCCGAGTTCTTTCTCGATCTGCTGGCGATAGGCAAAGGCCAAGTGTTCGGCCACATGCGCGGCCAATGCCGCTTGGAGAGCTTGAGCAGCCTGAGGAGCCTGCTGGAGCATTTGCTGAAGACGGGGATCTTGGCCGAAAGACATGTGGACCTGAATATGCGCTTCATGATCCTGATAGATAAACGCCTTGATGGGTTTCATCGTGAGGGCGTTCATGTTCTCGGTGACCGGATCGGTCGGCGGAATCTCTTCCTTGTTCGGGAGAACCTCTTGCGGATCAGCAATCCCGAGGGCTTCGATCATCTGCCGGTGCAGCATGGGCAGGTCATACAACTGCGGGGCTTGGGAGGCGAGTTGCAATGCCGCCTGATATTTCATGATCCGCTGGGCCATGGTCCCGGCATTGGGATCGGATACCGGGATCACATCGATGCGATCATCGAAATCCTGTTTGGTAAGTTCTTTACCCGGGATGTCGTAGGGATATTCCGTAGGGCCGTAATCGAAAATAACCTGCGAAAGGAGTTTCAACTCCTTCTTCATGGAGGCGTGTAAACGGGCTTGGACCGCTGACAGCACCTTCATGGATCGTTCGATGATGGCGAGGGTGGTTCCGACCGGAGCCTCCCCGTTCATGTCCGCCACCTTCATGTCGGCTTGGGATGCGAACCTTCGGCCTTCATCGACGATGTTGCCAAGCAATTGATAGAGGGTTCCCGAAGGCTCCTTGTAGGGGAGGAAGGTGATGTTATCGCGTAAGGCTCCGGACGGAATGTCCACATCACGGAACTCACCCGGCATGATGGGGGTATCATCGCCTTTGATCCGGAGTCCGCGAGTTTTCAATCCGCCCGGAAGATTGGAAAGGGTTCCGGCGTCCACCAATTGGCGGAGGATGGACGTCGAAGACTTCGCCAGTCCTCCCACCAAATGGACTAATCCAAAGCCATAGAATCCGAGTCCGGGGATGTAGGTGTATTGGACGAAATGCTGGCGGCGTTTCTTTAAGGGATCATCTTCATACCAGTTCCGTCGAATCGATAGAATCAATCTAGAAGACTTATCGATGGTGATCACATAGGGCAACGCGATTCCGGTGGGATTGCCCATGTCATCGGTGTCTTCGAAGCCGGGGAGATCATAATCCACCACCATCTCAAGGAGGGTGTAGCGGGAATCTAGATCCATTCCCTTTGATTCCCCGTTTAACTTGTCATAGGACTTCTGGATTTCGGTGATATCCGGGGACGGGGGAGGGAGATCCACATCAGAATAAAATCCTGAAACCTGCAACTTTCTAATTTCGTTGTAGGTTTTCTTCATGACATGGGTGGCCCGTTCGCAGGTCACCAAGTCAGTGGCCCCATACGACACCACGAAATCTTCTGCGGGAACGAAGATCGAAGCGGGTCTACCGAGGGAAGGATCGTAGTAGACCTTTCTGAATGCAGCGCCTGAGAGGGCAAGAGAAAAAAGAAGTTTCTCGGTCTCTGAGCGGTATTCGCTCATGCGTTCGGTCAAGAGATAGTTTAAATACTCTTGCACCCGCTGAGCTTGCTGCATTCTTTCGGGGGTGGTTTCACCCAAGATCTTGGTTTGAACGGGGCCTCGGGCGGGGAAGATCTCTTGAATGGACTGGGCTTGGAAGCGAACAATGGCCTCGGAGAGCATGGGATGAAAGACCCCACACGCGCCTTCCCATGGTTGGGTGCGATCTTCGATCTTGAGTCCTAAAAGATCGAGACCCTTGATGTAGGTGGTTTCCCATTCTTTGCGGGAATCCTTATCTGCATCGAAGAGGGTAACGAGTTCCGAAGCGATGTTCCCGAGAACCGAGTCATCGATAAACTCGGCGAGGTTGTCATCATGGGCGGCTTCCGAAAAGGGTTCCGCAGAGAGACTAATCTCCACGCCCCCATCTGGGAGTTCTACTACCACCCCTTCAGAAGGCGGTTCGACCGCAACTTCCATTGATCCTCCTCCCAACAGGGAGGGCATCAGAGCGCGATCTACACCCATGGCTTTCCCCTTATAGGTCGGTGAACTTGCCGCCTTTAACGGCAGCACCCATCCCTCGGGCAGTTCCCTCGGTTCCCATGCTCATGCCACCGCCGTACATCTTCTTTGAACGCATGGCACCGCCCACCATCACCGGCTTCCCTTTGGACATTTTGTCCTTAGGTTGCTTGCGAGACTTCGGGGCTTCTTTCTTTTCAGACTTGTCTGTTTTGCCTTTCATCGTTTAAATCCTCAGTAGTACGCCACTTTACGTTTATACACCGGTTCATCTTGTTGATCGGATTGAAGGGAAATAAATCCTCCCCTCCGATAACGGAGTAATGCCTGTGTGCAGGAGTCTACATAGTCATCATGCTCTCCGGCAGGAAAAGACGCAAATTCCTCGACCACTTCCTCCGCAAAGCGTTTGTTCGGTCGCCACACTTTTCCACTGGCAAAGAGATCACTAATCGCATTCACACGGGCAATTTTATCGTTCCCCCGAGAAGGGGTATATTCTGACACCGGAATCCCCATCGCACGAAGTTCGAAGATCAATGGGGTCCCTGCGGCCTTGGCTTCCACAATAAGGGAATCGGGCTTCCAGTAGTTGTAGAGTTCATAGGCTCTTTTCTTTAAGGTCGGGAACTCCATCTTCTCTCGATGGGCATCCATCAAAATCAGATTCGGTTGCATGACCCCAGACTCATCCGGGTGGTAGAAGACACCCCAAGTGGTACAGGCGGAGTAATCCGAGCGTTCGGATTTCAAGAATGCGGTGTCCCATGACTGGATCAAAAACTGACACTGTGGGGGATCTTCTCTATCCCATACCTTCCATGATTCGCGTTTAACCAGAGCGCCTTCTTCGGAGGTGGGATTCTGCTGATACTGCGCCATCCACTTATGAACGGGGATTTCTTCCCGGATGGCTTCCAGTTCCTCTAGGGGCCAGAACTCCGGCCACAAAGGTTTCCCTGAAGGCATGATGGCGGGGAACTCGATGACCTCCCATTCATCCCCACCCCTCTGTGCAGAGGCTTTGAGGACCTGTCCGACGAGATCTCTCTTCGACCAACGGGTACAGATGATGACAATGGCCCCACCGGGTTGAAGCCGTTGGCGGGGACCGGAGGTATACCATTCATAGGCATGGTCGAAGACGGACGGATCTGCCGATTGGCCCTCTTGTTCATCATGGGGATCATCGATAACGAGAATATCAGCACCTTTACCGGTCACGGCACCGCCAATACCGATGGCGAAGTAGTCACCGCCCTTGGAAGTACTCCATCGACCTGCGGCTTTGGAGTCCGCACGGAGGGAAACATCCGGAAATACCTCCCGATAGGTGTCGGAATCCACCAAGTTACGCACTTTCCGACCAAATCCCACCGAAAGTTCCGCCGTGTGAGAGGCTTGGATCACCTTTTTGTGGGGGAACTTGCCCAAAAACCACGCTGGAAAGAGAAAAGACCCGAATTCTGACTTGGTGTGCCGAGGAGGCATGCAAATGATCAACCGTTTGAGCTTGCCTTCCGCAATTTCCTCAAACTTTTCCCCCATAATCTTGTGATGACGGCCCGAAATGAACCCCGGCCACACCTTCTGCACAAACGGAATGAATCTTTCTTGGGCTAATTCCTTAGATTTCGCCCTTTCCCATTCCTCTAACAACCCTAACCATTCTTTCTGCTGATCAGGAGGGAGGTTTTGCACTAACCCCATGATTTTAGGAAGGTTTTCTACTGTTAGTTGCACTTAGAATAGCCTCAAAATGCAGGGACAATAGCCCCCGTTTCATCACATTCAAAGTGCCTGTCTCCTAATTCACCTCTTCGCGATGCCCCACCCTCTGGAGTGGGGCTAAGCGACGCCGTTACATCAGTCCACAGCCTGTCGAGGAGTCTTAACATCGTCCTAAACACTATAACTCAGGCTGTTTATTTTTTTCTAGAAGACAGGTCCGATTATATCACATTTAAGAAGGAATGTCAATAGTGTTTTTTAGAAATTTTTGCAAAAAATTTTTCTACATCTCACTTCCTTTCTACCTTAACACCCAACCCTACGGAACCTTACCCTACAGTAACTCCCACGGAACTTAACCCCTATACCCCCACCTGTTGTTTTTAGACAACATAGGGGAAAAGTAGGGGATCGTTTGAGTGAAATCGTATGTATGGGTGCGCGCAGGTACCCGCCTGTGTGCGGGGGGGTGCGGGTGCGCGTTAGAGACGCGCAGGCGTGCGCGTTTAACCCCCCCGTGCGTGCGCGTAAGAACACCGCGCAGGCGCTCGCGCTTCTACTGCAACACGGAACCCGCCGCGCCACTCGCGGCGTCCGACTCGGGCGACGGGCCGCACCCGTCGACTGAGGCGGTCTGGTCAACGTCGCTTGCGTTTAAACCGTTCGACGCCAACAGGGTTGCGAGCTTGCGTTCCAGATCAGCCGCAACCAGTGCAGCCGGACGCTCACGGTTGTCCTCGATGACGTCCCTGTAAAGGCCGCATGCCTTGCCTAGCAGTTCCGCTGCCCGTAGCTGCGTTTGGGTCGCGGGAACTTCGCCCTTTGACCATTGGCGTAGCAGAGTGACAAGCATATCCCTGTCAGAAACAGTGACTGCCTCACTTTTCCGCCTCTTTTCCGCCGCAAGTGCCTCGATGCACCCCGATATCTTCCCGTCCACCATCAGTTCCGCCGCCCGTTTCTGCACACTCGCAGGCTTCATATTCTCGGCGTCATAGCTGTTTCGGTAGGACTCGGCCAAGTTCATGCCGCTGACTACGTTTTCGCAGAATTTCCGCTGTTTTGCAGTTAACCCGTATTCATCTGTCATGCCTGCCATGATGCGTTTAACCCTTGTTTACAAGCTGATTTGCTAATCTTTGACCATGCTGACTGCCTGATCTACTCACCGAATCCTACCCCTTGAGCCGTTTAACCGCAACTTTCAAAGAATTAAATTCAACCGATAATCAATGACTTAGCTGACAAGCTGATAAATTTATCGTTTAACCAGTTGACATGTGACCATGTTATCCGTAGAGTGCGCTCCATCGGCGGCGAGAACAGCGAAAAGCACCGCAGCCGAGGAAGCGAAAAGCCAGACACTGCAAGCGAGCCGGAGGCTCCCCAGACTGGAAACATCGCGAAGGGTGGCGCCGCTGACACGGCTTGTGAGTACCAACACCCGCTGCTGAGATGCAGCCGCACGGGGAACCCGTCAAGCGATACACCGCCCGCACTGAGGCGCGGGGCCATGTGAGTCGGCGAGCGTGAAGGAACTCGCGAGCATGGCCTGAAGCGAAGGTGCGGGGTTAACGGCTGATTGAGTAGAGCGCCCCTCGGGACGCTGCACTGAGTCAACCAACAACGTGGAGTGCAAGCCATGAGCAAGTCATTTAAACAAGCCATCAAGTCGAGCAAAAAGGGTCACTGGGAATTGCATCCGTTCGATGCGGTTCCGGTATGGGTTCCGGCCAAAAAGGGGGGCAAGTGATGAACAAGCGTCAGCAATTCGCTTTTTCACTGTTCATTTTCGCAGTCTGTTTTGCGGCTGCAATTGCGCTGATTAGCGCGTGGCGTATCGGCTTAAGCATTTAAGTGAGGGACAAGTGATGTACGACGTTTACATGGATTCAGACCTTTACGAAGCGGGCCGACGATGCGACGGCCATCCTTTCATCGCCGAGCGATATTTCGCTCAGCTACAGGATGCGAACGGGCGTCGTTGGCGGCACAAGGTCGCGGTTAACGGCGCGGAGGATTTGGGTTGTGATGAGGATGGATATTCCCACTTCGCGGACTGCCGCGCAGAGGCCCAAGCCAAAATCGGCAAGCTAGTCGCTCGCGTCGAGGCTCATCTGGCCGCAGGCGGTTCGATCAACTTCGATCACTGGTACGAAGTCCGCCCCGCCTATGGATCGGATGAGTACATCGATCAGGGTATCGACTACCAAGATTGGCTCATCGAGCGGAATGAGGCACGGGGACGTTTTTGATAACAGGCCGAAACGCCCCTCGGGGCGTCGCAGTGTGACGCACTGCCTGATGAGGCCCATCAGCAACTAACCCCATAGGTGCAAGCATGGAATATCAAAACCTAAACAACGAAAAGCTAGTCGATGAGCTAGTGGCCGAGGCCGTCAGCTACATCAAGGAAAGTTTAAACAACGGCGAAAGTGAGGTTCTGGAGAGCTACTTCCGCGACGGATTCGAGGGATTCAAGAATCGGTCACGGCCTGAGCTACTCGAAGAATGCCGCCGAGTTTTTGGCTAGGTCGAAACGGGCTTCGGCCCGTCGCACCGTGATGCGGTGCCTGATGAGACCAACCAACAGAGGTGCAAGCATGATCCCCTACGGTTTAATCGTTTACACGCAGTATCGGGATGACGGAACCATCGAAGCGAACGGCGGTTCCGGTCTACCCGTTGTCTCGATCCCTTTCGGCGAGTCCACGGCAAGTGGACGCGAGTCGCATCAACGTGCGGCCCTCGCGCTTGTCCGCAAAATCTACGGCAGCGAGGGTGCATGGCGAATCGTCGCCCGTGGAGACAACCCCTCGGGTTGCGGGTTCGCGTTCGTTTTTGTGCAGGGTGCAGTGAGGGAAGCCGCATGAACATCCAAGTCGAACAACGCAACGTGTACGGATCGATCAAATTCTATCCGGTCAATGAGTTGGCCGAGCAATTCGCTCGGCTAATGAAACAGAAAACTTTTGATGCGGGAAACCTTGCGGATATCAAACGCATGGGAATCAACATCGAAGTTCGCGTACCAACCATCAACTTTTGAGGTGCAATCATGAGTTTTAAATTTAGCCTTGGCCCTTGGAGGCCGTCATACGGCATGTTCGTTCATGCCGCGAACAACGAATGGGTCGCGCTAGTAAAGGGCGACGATGATGAGAAAAAAGAAGCCAACGCCCGTTTAATCGCCGCTGCGCCGTACATGCTGCTCTGCCTTCGCAATGTGATCGATTCGCATGGCGAAGTAGATCAGGATCTTTGGAATCGCATCCGCGAAGCCATTGCCAATGCAACGGGGGACGCATCATGAGTGACTTTGAACAAATCGAACTCGCGTTCGACATTCTGGAATCAGCGGAAGTCGTGGAAGTGTTCGACGATTTTCTGCTGATCAAAGTTCCCCGAGAAGAATGGAACCAACTCAACGCATGCCCCTACCATGAGCGGGACTGTGCGTAGGCCGAAACCCGCTCCGGCGGGTCTGGCGGTGATGCCGCCACTGATGAGGCCCATCAGCGTCTAAACAAAAAACTTGTTGACATGTTCACAGTGCAGCGTTTACACTGCGAAACATTCGAACAGCGCACCAACAAAACAGCAGGAGTTTTCACCCATGTTCACTGAAAGAGAAACTTGGCTAGCCGCCGCCGCCGTCGCACTTCAGCACGAAGTGTTCACCGCCGCCCATATCGATCCCGCGCAATGGCAACAACGCAAGTATCGTGTCGCTTGCGGGTTCCCCATTGGCTACCGTGGGAGCCGCTCCGGCAAAATCACCCTCGGTCAGGCATTCGATCCGTCCATTTCGGCGGACGGAACCTTCGAGGTGTTCATCAACCCCATCCTCGACAAGCCGCTCGACGTCATCGCGGTACTCGCCCATGAGTTTGGGCATGTGCATGCGGGGATCGAGTGCGGTCACCGTGGCGAATTCGCCCGAGTGTCCCGTGCCATTGGCCTCGAAGGCCCGTTGACTTCCACGGTTCCGAGTGACGCCCTGCGCGTCAAGTTGCAGGGGATCGTGGATGTGTTGGGGGCCTACCCGCATGCCAAAGTCGATCCGAATGCCCGCAAGAAACAGGGGACTCGGCTGCTCAAGTTGCAGTGCAGTTCCTGCGGGTGGACGGCTCGGGTCTCGGCCTTGCAGGGCAATCGTTTACACGCTGCGTCTGCATGCCCCGTGTGCAACAGCATCAACTCACTCATCGTGGAGGGCTGATCATGTCCAAGCGTACTTTCTCGCTGCCGCTGTCTGACAGCGACCGTGCCTACCTGAAAATGCACTCGGTGCGACAGGGCAAGTCGCCGAATGCTTCGGACGATGTGCTTCTCGCGGTCTGGAACGGGGTTGATCCCGCCCCCGTCCGTGCGGAACTGGATGCCGAGACCATCGAGTCGATTCGCCGTGACGCTGTCGCAGCAGCCGTTGCGGCAGTCGAACAGCACCGCCCCGTTCGCATCGAACTCAAGCAGGGTGCGGAGATTCGTACCCTGCCTGAGGGTCACCGTCACCCCGTGTTCGCGGACGTCTTAGCGGCCCTCTCCGTGCGTGAGAATGTGTATTTGGTTGGCCCCGCAGGGTCAGGCAAAACCACCATCGCGTCGCAGTCTGCTCACGCTCTGGATATCCCGTTTTACTCGACGGGTGCAGTGGGCATGCCGTACCAGTTGCTCGGGTTCCTGAACGCCGAAGGGCGGTACATGGAGACCGACTTGTATCGGGCCTATGTGAACGGTGGCGTGTTCCTGTTCGATGAAATCGATGCGTCATCCGCGCAGGCACTGCTCGCATTCAATGCGATTGCCGCCAATGACCTTGCCGCCTTTCCTATCGGGACGGTTAAACGGCATCCGGACTTTGTGATCATCGCCGCCGCGAATACATGGGGATCGGGTGCGACTGCCGAGTATGTGGGCCGCGCCCAACTCGACGCCGCTACGCTTGATCGATTCGCGTTCATCAGCATGGACTATGACGAGCGTCTGGAACTTGCGATTGCAAGTAATGACGAGTGGACGCGCCATGTCCAAGCGTTCCGCCGCATCACCCGCGAGTTGAAAATTCGCTGCGTCGTGTCGCCCCGTGCGTCGATCAAGGGCGGCAAGTTACTCAGCGCGGGTCTCAAGTGGAATCGCGTCGAGGAAATGCTTTTGATTCGCGGACTGTCGGCCAATGAAGTCGAACAAATTCGCTATCAATTACCCGCGAGGAAAGTCGCATGATTTACCGCTACAACGCAGACTCATGGGATGAATTCATCCGCGACCTACGCACCCGCAAAATCAACTGGTGCGATGACGGCTCCGAAGGACGGGGTAGCCGCAGTTGGTATGGGTGTCGGTCATGGGAAGAGGCCCTCGACTATGCAGCGAAGGGTCACCCCTCTGCCCGTGCCGCAGTCGATTCGGTCACCGTTAAGGTAACGTCCGCACCGGAACCGCTCTGGGATGTCGCCCCTGTCGGCGCGTTCCCGTGCATCCCTGCCTATGCCGCAGGGGTTCCCGAGGACATGTTCGTGCAGTCCGAGGATGCACCGCCGACTTCGACACCGATTGTCAAAATCGCAGTCAACATGGCTGCGAGTGCGGGCATCGATGCGGATCACATTGTCAATCGCGGTGCTGCGATTGTGACATTGATCGACCGCATCCAATCGACAGGGCGGCGGGTGGAGTTGATCGCGTTCCAACACTGCTACAGCGGTGACAACAAATACATTTGGAGCGTGACGGTTAAACGCCCTGAGGAACCGGTCAACATCGACCGTATCGGTCTCGCATTCGCGACGCCGATCATGCTCCGCCGGTTCTTCTTTCGGGTCATGGAATTCATGACACCGCGAGTCGTATATGGGTATGGAAAACCTACGCACTTCGAGGATGAGTGCAACGGGTTCCACCTAACGATCCCGAACATCAGGGGCAGCGACTACTGCACCCCTGATGCCGCGAATCGTACCGTGCAGGGTCTCTGGGAGAGGGCGGCACTCGCCGCCTGATCCCCCCCACAAAATACTTGTTGACAACAGAACAACGACACAACTAAACTTTGAAACACCAACAGCAGGAGAGCGACATGAGCAGCAGGATTCCAGTTCTTTTAACGCAGCAACAAATCGATTACATCATGGCCTATGCCACTCGCATGGAACTCCATGCGATTGATGCTGATCGTCCGGTGTCACAGCAGTTCTACGTCGATCTTTTTCAGGCGTTGTTCGACGCGAAACAAGACGCCGACAATGAACGTCAAGCCGAACTGAATTACGAAAGGGGTGCAGCATGAAGCGTTTCGCAGTGCATAACACAGGCGACTATGTCCGCGATAACTACGGGGTCAAGCGTGAGCCTGCAAAGGTTGAAGAGTTCGACAGCCTTGAGGACATGCCGCCCTTCGCCCGCAAGCAGTTCGAGTGGATGCTTGAGCAGGGTGAAATCGTGATCTCGATGGGCAGCACGGTCTATCAAATTCGGAAGGTGCAATCATGAGCATTCAACAAAAACTCGAAGCGGTTTCGCCCGCTGCCAAATATGCGTACCACATTGGCGTGAACCGTGCGGGGCGTGACAACGCATTGAGCCGCGCCAGAATCGAGACGGACGCATGGCGAAAGCATTGGATACACATTGCCCGTGCATACCATTTAAACATGATGGGGTGGATCGCCATCCTGAACATAGGGGAACAGCAATGACCAGAGCAGACAAAATTGGTGGGGCCATTCGACTCGGGTTGATTGCCCTGATTTATATCCTCGCAGGATTCATTGAGCCTTGCGACAACGAACCCAACTGCCATGCTCCAAAGGAGTTTAAACATGAGTGATCCTTATGCCGCCATGCTCGATGCCGAGTACCGCGAACTCAAGGCACAGCTACATCGCCATGCGGCGAAGTTCGAAGCCTTGCAGGCACAGTACCTGCGCGAGTCCAATCAGCTATCGGATGCACTCACAAAAAAATGGATTGAGTTACAACAACACCGACAGGAGATGTCCCGTGGACAATAATCAAATTGTTTTTCTGCTACAAAAGATCCTGCTTGGGCAGGCGAAGATCGAAGAACGGATCAAGGTAATCGAACAGGCACTGGCGTCAGACCCATGGACGCAGGGCCGTGGCGAGGGCGAGTACGAAGAGTTCGAAAACGAAATCCCTTTTTGAGGTGACCACTATGAACGAAGAACGCATGTTTGTTGATCCCGAGACCGGTGACATGCATCCGGAGTCCTACTATCGGATGGAGAACATCGACCTCGATACCCTGCTAGAGGCTGTCGAAATGGACGGTGATCTAGCGTTCGAAATCAAGGTGCAAAACCTTGAACGCATGAACATCAAGCACCCTGTGGTGTTCGCTATCTTTGCAGACTTCTGCCAATCTATGCGGGAAGCTGCCGAGCAGGCCGAGAGCGACGATGATCGAGAGACCTTTGAGAATGTCGCTGCGTACACGGCGCGGGTGATGCTTCAAAAGTTGGGCAAGAAGGTGACCCAACATTGATTGAGTTCAAAGATGCGGAGGGGAACACTCTGGTCTGGGTGTTCCCTTCCGAAGGACGGTTCTGGAAAGACCGGTGGATCGCCTTCACTAATTCAGGCGAATTTATTTATCACAAAGGATCTAAAGACTCTGCTTATAATTGGGCGAGAGAGTATGTGAGTCAGGTAAACAAAGAGGAGACGAGAGCATGAAAAAATTGATTGTGTTGATGGCTGTGTTGGCGAGCGCGTCAGCGTTTGCTCAGAACAGAACGGCGTTCTTCAAGTACGAGCGGGTAACCGGTTCGACCAAGCAGTGTTACTACGACTATTTGGGTAGCGAGTATGTCCGCACCATGCGGTCTATCGATCTCTGCCCCTTGACGATTCGCGTTTAAACTCCTTCAGTGGGAACCCCGATACCTGTCATGGGTGTCGGGGTTTTTTTATTTCAGGACTCTATCAATCGGTAACAGTTCGTTTTGTGTGGCGGCATAGCCTTCGCCATGACCCAAGTTAATCAGCCGACTTGGCTGAATGAGTTCCGTCGAACTCATGAATCCCGCACAACGATATGTCGGGAACTCCCCCACCATCAGCACAAAGAGATCGACCTTCGTCACATCCTTCCACCGCACCGAGAGCAATCGCCCTGAGGCGTAGGTGGTGGACTTCACATCGACCGCCCTGCCATCTCGAAGATAGCAATCGGCAGCGTTGGTGTGATCGAGATCTAAATCAGGGTAGATGTTCGCGAGTTTACAAAAGGCAATCTCTGAGGCGATCCCCTCAAGGTCAGTGAGTTCGTTCGACTGATCCCCCATCTTCGCATTGAAGAGTCCCTTCGCCCTCGCGTTCTGGTATCGGCGAGTGGCTAGGAACTTAGCAAGCCTTTGCTCTGCTTCACTCAGCACAATGAACTGGCTCACAGGTTCCCCCAGTCGTAGTCCTGTGTCGGATCAGGCTTGTCGGAGTATCGACCTGTCGGCAGGTCATAGTTCAGTTGGACTTCACCCACCGCCCCGACCCATTTAAACCGGCTCTTCCAGACATGCACTTCGGTTTCGTTTCGATTGCGATGGACGGTCACCCCGCAGTCTGCTTTCGCGAACCATGCTGCCGACCCGCTGATGTGCTGACCCTTCGGAACCCCACTGTCAGGGAGTTGCTTAGCAGGGTGTGCCACAAACCATGCATGGATTTCATGCGACTTACAGAAGAGGACGATGTCGGTCAGCATCTTGCTGATCGCTTGATGCTCGGAGTCACCGGCCATGTCGAGGTAGTTGTAGGGATCGATGATGAGTCCTCGAACGCCCATCCTCATGACCGCCTGTTTCGTTCTGTCGATGATCGATTGCACTGTCGCAGGCGCACCGTCATGCGATTGCAGGAACACGAAGTGCTGATTCAGGAATGCGAGAGCGTAGTCACGCTCGTCCGTAGTCATCCGATCCTCACCGAAGAACGGTTTACCAATCACCTTCTCGGCGAGCTTGGCAATGTGCATGCTCGGTGGATTCTCGAAGGACGCCACCGCAAACCGCCATCCTTTTTGGACGGCAATGTTGACGCAGATCTGATCGATCAACTCGGACTTACCCGAGCCGGGCAATCCGGTCACCACCGATAGCTGTCCGGGGAGGATGGTGTACAGTTTGTCGAGGGTATGGAGTCCGGTACTTGCACCCTTGATGACACCGCTCTCGTAGAGAGAGACGATCTGAGCCTCGAAGTCCTCAGGGAGATAGACGCCTTCGAGTGGGAGGGGTTTAGCGGCTCCTAGAGCTTCTCGTAAAGCCTCAGCACCATGTTTAGACAGGGTCTCGTTGGCATCCTTCTCGGGTAGAGTCACCGTCCAACACTTGGCTCGGCCAATACGTCTTGCGAGTTCCTCGACCAGAGCTTGGCCGGGTTCATCATCATCCGGAAAAAACACTACCCGTTCCACCGAGTCGATGAGTTCCCGTGCCTCCCACACATAGCTGAATCTGCCGTCCTGTTGGGGATCAACCTTGCCATCGCTGATCTTGGCAGGCGCACCATTCGGAACCGACACCGCAGGAATACCGGCGGATGCGAGGGCGAGGACATCCATTTCCCCTTCGCAGATGACGAGTTCCGTCAGCCCCTTGGGCAGTTGGTTTAAACCAAAAAAGGATCGGGCGGAACCCTGCTGGGTGAATTCTTTTTCGCCTGTGCTACGCCATTTGATCGCCTCGGGATGCTTTGGGTCTCCGTACACAAAGCCGATAGCGGGTGTCTTCCCTGCCCCTGCAAAGTACTTCTCGGAACCGACAAGGGGAAACTGAGTCGCAATCTCAGGGTTGATTCCCCTTCGTGTGAGGAACTCTGTGACGATGTCAGGGACATGCTCGGTGGGAGGATCGACAGGCTTGGGTTGTTTCTTGATCTGTTGGACTTGATGCATCACCTTGTTTCTCCTGATGGCCCCGCTCGCCCCGCAATGAAAGCACTGGTACACGAATCGATCTGATTCGACTGTGACCCCCATGGATTTCTCATGGGATTTCTTGCGGGATTCTGAGCAGAGAGGGCATGTGATTCGACCGGTCTCAAGTTGACTGGTAATGATTTCTTCTGGGGTCATTTCATTTCCTGTTTAAATAGTTCGCCCCTTTTCCGGGTGGCCGGGGCCAGTCCGTACTCAGTGCGCCACGCATTTCAGCGTGACTCTGGAACTGCTTTCATGGGAACTCCAAGAGTTCATGCACTACTCACACAAGTCCAGACCGGTTTGGCCGTATTGCCACCCACCATGTTGTCAGGGGCAGACAGAGCATGGATTTAACTTGGCACTTTGGGGCGGGCAGGATGTTCCCCCTGCGCTCACTTGCGGCTCGCCTGACCGGCAAGTTCCGAAGACACGGGGGTGGGGTTGTGTACCCGAGGGAATCCAGATAGGATCCTTCCCGTGTCTCTTTGACTTGCACCTCAGAGACTACCGTCCCCCAATCCTGACGGTCAAGCCCCAGTTGAGAAATCTTCTGGGGCTTTTTTATTCCAGTACTGATTCCATGCATCACTCGTTCTCGTAATCACAATTTCTGAGCGGGGATTCGCTTTGTCGAGGGCATGGTAGACATGCTTCTCTTTCACCTGTCTGTCGTTCTCGTAGATCAATCCCTGCATGGCATCGAGTATCACCGACTCATCGAGATCAGGTCTGCGTGAGGCATAGAAGATCCGTAGATGTACGGCAAGATCCCCCGATAACAAAGGATCTAATTTGGGACATTGCCATTGGAAATCTTTGACGTACGAACGAGCCTTAGCAGATTTTATAAAAGCTGGCCTGCCGTTTAAATGGACTAGCTTCCTGCTGTTCGCTTTGCTCGCTGGTTCGCCGCAGACAATAAACGAAACAATCGGTAAGTTGGTTGACATGTTATCTGTTAATATGTTCACATTACTTCCTGTTACAAATGGAGGAGCCTATGAAGATTGATAGAAATGTTCCATTGCCTGATCGAATCGCAAAGCGATTTAAGATAGGGCCATTACCACTCGATGATATGAATGTAGGAGATTCTTTTCTCATAGAGATTGATGCAGATGATATCGAGTTGACTCGTATCCTGCACTCACTTCGTGTAAGACTGAATAGATACACCCAAAAGAACCCGAAGCACAAGTTCAGTTCGAGCAAAGATAAGAAAGGCTTGAGAGTCTGGCGCGTATAACAGGAGACAACATGAAACTCACCAATAAATATGGATTGCCTGACACCGTTGTTCGTGCGTTAACCCGTAGCGAATACAGTAAAGGCGAGAGCAATCGATCCATTACCCAACTCATCGATTCCCCCCGTGTTCGTATTCTCAGGCAAGAGAATTGGAACAACATGGAAGAGGATGTCAGTGAAAAGATGTGGGCGGTACTAGGCTCTGCCGCACATCGAATGTTTGAGGAAACCGGTGATGATAAGCACATTACCGAGGAGAGATTGTTCTGCGAGATCGAAGGTTGGGTGATCAGTGGGGCCATCGATGTTCAAAGAATTGATGAGGATGGCATCACCATCATGGACTACAAGACCACCAGTGTGTGGTCTGTGATCCTCGGCAAAGAGTCTTGGGAAACCCAGTTGAATTGCTATGCGTCCCTCGTTCGCCGTGCCAAGAACCAGAGAGTCAAAGCTCTCAAGGTGGTGGCTATCTTGCGCGACTGGAACCGACGCGATGCTGAAGAAAAGCAGGACTACCCGAAGGCTCCCATTGTCGAGATCGATATCCCGATGTGGCTCGAAGACAAACAGGATCAGTACCTCGAAGACCGTGTCAAGTTACACCAAGAGGCTGAGTTCCAACGGCTCATGGGTGAAGAACTTCCTGAGTGTTCTAAAGAAGAACGATGGGAGAAGCCTTCCGTGTGGGCGGTTAAGAAGACGGGCAACAAGCGGGCTATAAAACTTTATAGCCATGAGCAGGAAGCCAAAGATGCTTTGTTGACCGGTCAAGAAATTGAGTTCCGTCGTGGGGAACCTACCCGTTGTTCAGCCAACTGGTGTCGTGTAAACGCATGGTGTTCCCAGTATAAAAAATATCTGGATGAAACATCAGAGAACGACTTGACCTGAACTCTATAACTTGTAGACTCGTAACAAACAAACAGGAGATGTTATGACTGAAGTAGTAAGTCCGTCGTATGCGGAGATCTGGGCGACTCTGTCTAAGATCGATGTCTCAAAACATGTTGAGAAAAAGAATGGCTTGACGTACCTGTCATGGGCGTATGCATGGGGCATTCTCATGCAGCACTACCCGCAGGCAGAGTATTCGTTTGCTCACCATGAAGTGCATCAGGATGGAACCGTGACCGTCCATTGCGATGTGGTCATTGGTCAGTGTCACCGGAGCATGTGGTTGCCGGTGATGGACTACAAGAACAATGCCATCAAGAACCCGGACGCTAGAAAAATTTCCGACACGAAGATGCGCTGCCTAGTGAAGTGCATCAGCATGCTCGGATTGGGATGGGCAATCTATGCGGGTGAAGATATTGCGGGGGTGACGGAACCTGATTCCGTTCCCGCTCTTACCGATGAGGAAATCAAAGCCTCGAAGGAACCGCCGCCTAAGAAGAAGGTTCCCACCAAACAGGGGGCCAATGACATCCCCTCGGAGGAAGGGGCCGCAGAGATTGTCGGGAAACTCATGGAGTTTGCGAACAAGTTCTGCACTGACGAGCCGGGACTGGTGTCGTTCTGGAAAGAGAACAAACAGATCATCGATATTTTGGATAGCAATTATCCGAAGCAATACGAATCCTTGAAGAAGGGGTTCACCGAACTGAAAGCCAAACTTGGAGGCAATGCAAATGGCTGATTATCAAAACCGCGACATCACTCAGGGTGCGCTATTCGTTAACAACCGAAAGAACTCTCAGAACCAACCCGATTTTCGGGGGGAACTCACTCTGAGTAAGGCGCTACTCAAGGAGTTGGTAGAGAAAGTGAAGGCCGGTGAAGAGGCGAAGATGTCTCTCTCGGTCTGGAAAAAGAAGTCCAAGGCCGGTAACGAATTCATGTCCGTCGCAGGACAGATCTATACCGATTACAAGAAGGCCAAGACCGAAGATATCGAAGTCCCGTTCTAACAGGAGCCGTTATGAAAAAGGTAAACAAGTCGCAGAAGATTCGAGAGTTACTTGATCAAGGTCTCTCGAATGCAGAGATCGTCAAGAAGCTGAAGGTCTCACAGCAGTTGGTCTACATCGTGAGCCGAACCCACCGGGGTAAGCACAATGTAGCCAAGCCGGTTAAACAACTTCCGAAGGTCAAGCGGTCGCGGGTCTCAGACCTGATCGCCTCCTTGAAGACGATCATCAAGGCTCTGGAGAAAGCGTGATGATCCGGTGGTTGCGGGAACTGGTTGAGAAATACATCCAGTTCCGTGACTGGAAGTGGCGACATGTCCCTCCCCCGAACTGGCGATCCAGTCGGGGTGGGGGCGGGTCAACCGACAGGGACTACTGGTGAAAGACGAACTACTCAAACGCATACAGGTCGGGGTCAACCTCGCGAACGAAGATCAGTTCGAGGAAGCCATCAAGGAATTCGATGGCATCGCCGAACTCTACCATGCCATGGTTCAAGTCCTCATCCAGAGGGGTCGCGCCCACTGGGAAATGAAACGGTGGGAGATCGCCGAAGAGGACTTCATCAAGGCCCGTGCGATGGCTCCCGATAATGTGGACATCCCATGGACGATGGCATTGATGAACCTTCAACAGCGAAAGTTCTCAGAAGGATGGAAGACCTTCGACTATCGATGGCAATCGAAGAAGTTCGATAGCCCTCGTCTCAAGACTTCCAAACCCCAATGGGAACCTGACAAAGACTACAAGGATCTTCTGGTGTGGTCGGAGCAGGGGATAGGCGATCAGATCCTCTACTGTTCCCTGCTTCGGCATCTCAAGACTCTCGTCCCGGAACTCACTGTTCTGATGGACGCTCGCCTGATCCCGTTGTTTAAACGATCATTCACGGACATCGAGTTCATTCCCCAAAATGCTCGGGTCTGGGACATCGATTCTCAGATTCCTATGGGGAACATCGCCAAGGAACTGATCAAGGAGATGGACGATATCCCAAGGTTCCGGTCAGACCCCTATCTGATACCCGATTACAGCCGCGCTAGTGCCATTAGAGCGGACTTCCACCTCAAGCCGGGGGAGAAGATGGTCGGTCTCTCATGGGCCTCAGGAGCGCCGAGAATCGGCAACCATAAGTCGGCGTCGTTGGTCTCCATGCTGCCGATCCTGAATACCCCGAACACCCGCTTTGTGTCTCTCCAGTATGGCGATCATTACGCTGACATGTTTGAACTGGAAAAGACCCATGGCATCCAGATCGAACAGGTTCTGGATATCGATAACACCCAAGACTTGGACGGTCTTGCTGCCCTCATCACCGCCTGTGATGCAGTGGTGACGGTCAGTAATGCGACAGGCCATATCGCAGGAGCGGTCGGAGCCAAGACCTTTCTCCTCGATTCCAACAAGCTCTGGTACTGGAACAGTAAGGTCGGAAGAACCAACCTCTGGTATCCCTCAGTCAACACCTACCCTAAAGCCCACGCAGTGGCTCCATGGGAGCCGCAAATTACGGAGGTGGCCCGAGACCTCAACCGATTCTTGAACGGCGGAGAGAGGCCCATATTCGTTTTCTTCCGGACAGGAACCGAGGAACAACTCTGGTATTCCCGTAAGTTTGTAACGTCTTTGCTGGAAACCAATCCCGATGCTCGGATCATCATGTGTACGGACTCCAAGACCCCCGTCATTGCAGGGACTGAGCGGTTCGAGCTTGATCTCGACTGCGAAGACTACATGGAATACCGGCTCAAGATTTATTCAGCCCTCAGTTTAAACATCCCTGCTATGTACTTGGACGATGACATGATCGTTCGAGAGGCCATTGATCCGGTGTCCTTGTTGGGCGACAAGCAGGCTCTCTTCTGCGAGCGGTACTTCGATAAGGATCAATACTTCAACCCGAACATCAAAGGTCTTCAGTTCGAGGAGCATCGAGGCAAGACCCTATATGAGACCTTCCCCTATCTTGCCTGTGCGACAGTGACCCGAGACTTCAAGGTATGGCAGGAACTCTTAGACATCCTGCAACACATCGCACCGAAGTATCGCACTTGGTATGGCGATCAAGAGGCCATGAAGATCTGGGCAAAGATGCATCCCCATGGAACCTTGAGCGAGGAAGAGTATGCCTGTCTTCCTGAATATCTCTTTGGTCGGAACCCCAAGATCATCCATTACAAAGGTAACCGCAAGGAACAAATGCGATGAAAAAAGTTCAAGGGTGGTGGCTACCCGATAACGAAAGTCATATCGGCGACTACTTCGAGGCGGTCAAACAACCGAACTACCAGCCTGTTCACCAGCAGACTGCGGTTAAACACTGCACCCAGTTCCGGACAGCCCTTGATATCGGAGCGCATGTCGGACTCTGGGCAAGAGGATTAACCGATAGGTTTGAGAAGGTCATCGCCTTCGAACCCTGCGATGAGTTCTCAGAGATCCTCATCAAGAACGCTCCCAAAGTTCACACCATCCACCGCTGTGCGTTGGGAACAGAACAAGGGTTCGTGAAGATGGAGATTGCCCCAGAGAATACTGGGGCTACCCATGTGGTGCGTAACGCCACAGGTAACACCCCCATGTTTCCCCTCGATTATTTCCAGTTGACCGATGTGGACTTCATCAAGATCGATGTCGAAGGATTCGAACTCAATGTGATTAGGGGTGGCTTCGATACCTTCAAGAACAATGATCCGGTGGTGATCGTGGAACAGAAGGACAAGTATGTGGTTCCCGAAGAAGGTAAGCATGCGGCAGTGCGATTTCTCATGCGGGAATTGAACTATCGGGTGATTGGTCGTGTGGTTGATGACTGGATACTGAAGAAGTTATGACAATAGAAATCAAAGCTCTGCCGGGAACCCGGCCAAAGATTACCCTTGAGCAGTACCGAAAGATTGTTGCACTCAAGAACTCAAAGGATGGCCCGGTTAAACAGATGACCTATGCTTTTCTGGCTAAGCAGTTGGGGTTAAGACCTAGCTCTGTATTGAATGCTGCGAGGCGTGGCATCAAACGATACGACTATATTCTTTGGAAGGAGAAATAACGCCAATGAATACTCAAGACCTAATGTGCAAGATGTTTTCATGGATCGTCATCTATCTTGGCATCGCCTTAGGTCTCTTCATTGCACTTGCAGCCATCATGTTATGGCGAGAATGGGTATCCCTATGAACGACAATAAACTACACCAAGAATCAGGAGTGACTTGGATTGGATTTCGTTTTTACCAAAGCGCAAACAAATTGCAGAAACAACTCGGCGACGGCTACGTTGTTGTCACGATCACGGCTGATACATTTGACGGCGAAGTGTTGGGCTGGGTCGTGATGCGAAAGGATGTTGATCCAGTGGGAGGTGAGCCATGAGCAGCAATGACGCCAAACTGGAAAGCATCTTCTTTGCTGATCCTAGCGCGTGGTCAATGCCGGTAGGAACAACAATGGTTATCAAGCAGCCTGAGTACGATTGCCCTGTTCACGGAACCATAACCAGCACCATTGAATTTAATCGTGTTGTTGACGGCAACGTGCGGCGGTTCTGCATGGAGTGCTGCTTTGACAAGCTGGTTGAGATTGGAGTGTCTGAAGTCACGGAGAAGAAGCCATGATCCGCGACGACATCACCGACCTACGCAAAGCCGCCGAAGAAGCACTAGAGATTTTAGAGAAGTGGGACATGCTGCGCTTTCATGAATTTCAGGGCAATTCAGGGGCTATGGATGCGCTTGATGAAGTGGCGCAACTGACTCCAAGAGTGCTTGCCAATCTTTATAAAGCCACTCGTGAACACGATGAGTTTTTGTTAGAAATACACGAAGAATTTGGGGTGAAATGACATGACCCGCGACGACGCCAGTGATGAGCATCCGTTTCTTGAGCAGCGCGAAGAATACATACCTATCTGTAGGGTGAGGGTTGCTCCAGTGGATTGTCTCGGCGGGATAACAAATTATCAGGTTGAGGTTTTGCCAAAGGGAAAGTGGGCTTGGCTGGATTGGAACTGGAAAATCGTTGGCAGATTTTCAAATGAAAAAGAAGCGCGTGAAGAAGCTAATTGGCGTCTTAGAAATAAACAGTTTTATTGCAAGACTTACGTAACAAACGAGGTGAAGTTATGACCCGCGACGACATCATCCGATTGGCGCAAGAGGCTGGCATTACGTTTGACCCGCGATGGGGGACTTGCTCAACAGGTAACGTGCAGCTTGAACGCTTCGCCGCCCTCATTGCCGCAGCAGAGCGCGAAGCATGTGCAAAGTTGTGTGAGGAAATAAAATGCGGGATGTGGGAGGAGTCCAAAAAACACAAAGACACTCGTTTACGAGATGCTTCTGACGGCGCGGGTGTCTGCATTTACGCCATCCGTGCGAGGGAGGAGAAATGAAAGTCTTTATTGGGTGGGATAGTCGAGAAGACATTGCCTTCAAGGTGTGTCGGGAATCTATGGCTAGGCATTCCTCGTTGTGGCTTGATATCAAACCGATCAAGCAAAACGAAATGCGAGAACGCAGTTTGTATTGGCGAGACCATGATCCGCTGTCCTCCACCGAGTTCACGTTTACACGCTTCCTCGTTCCCTACCTTGCCGGATACGAAGGCTGGGCTTTGTTCTGCGATTGCGACTTCCTGTTCCGAGAAGACATAGGAACTTTGGAAGATTACATGGATGGATCTAAGGCGGTCTATGTGGTTAAACATAACTACGAACCCACCGAGAAAACTAAGATGGACGGGGCAGTACAAACCCAGTACCCGCGCAAGAATTGGTCGAGCTTTATGTTGATCAACTGTGGTCACAAACAGGTTAAAGAAAACCTGACATTAGAGACCGTCAACAAAGCAAGTGGTCTCTATCTGCACCGATTCCAATGGCTCACCGATGATGTGATCGGGCAACTACCGGTGGCCTATAACTACCTCGAAGGATGGAACACCAAGGACGATTGCCCGAACCCTATCGGAGTTCACTTCACCCGTGGAGGTCCTTGGTTCAGGGACTATCTGCATGTGGAGTACGGTGATGAATGGATCCAATACGCAAAGAGGCTCAGTTATGAATGAAGAAGATGTGTCTTACTTAGATGTCCCGCAGCCTGACTCGAAAGAAAAAGTCTGGTGCAAGATCGGGGAAACCGGCAACTTAGAATTTGTGGACTGGGACATCATCAAAGGGATGGCCGAGTCCTTTGATCAAAGGCCCCCTCAGGAACGAACAGAACAAATGCTGATTGCGAAACTCATGTGGTTGACACGGGAGGAAACCCGTAAGGAGTTTGCCAATGCTCATTGATAACGAAAGTCCACCGGGATCTTGGGAAAAGGAATGGGATGCCAGATCCCATACCGTCAGCGAATATCAAAAAGAGATTCGGGATCTGCGTGATCGCATCAGGATATACATGAGAGAGATTGAAAGTCTCAATCGCACCATCGAATCCATGCGTGATGAAATTGCTTTAAACAATAAGTACTGGCAGAAGATGATGGATGAGCGGAAAAACTCAAGATGAACTGGCAACGGGAAGATATCCTTGAAGTATTATCTTGGGTCGAAGAAGCCGCCGATGATGTCAATGCCATCACTACCGAGCTTGAGTACATTGTCATCAGCGAACTGCTAAAGAGATGCGCCAATGAAATACGATCTCTTAGAGAAGAAGTGGCTGAGTTGAAAAGTAAGAAACCTAACAGGAGAAATAAATGAACTTTGATAACACCCCCTCGTTTACGGAAGTGGACTATGCTTTGGAAGAGGCACAGTTCCTCACACAAAAAGATAAGATCAGCTATTCCATTGTTCAGGTCACCGCCCGAACTGGGTGTAGGTTCTATGTGGTGCCGACAGATAAGGTCATTGAGGTTTCTATTCTCGAAACCTTTAGTCCATGAACCCTGAACTCGAAGCGATCATTGGCAGGATTGTCAAACAGAACCGGCGCAGTGTCGGTCAGAACGCTTTGATGTGGGCGTTGCTCAGTGATATCTCGAAACAGGTCGAATGGTTCGATCAGAAGCTATCCAAGAACGATTGGAAATGGATCTTCACTGCCGCCCTACGCAAGCAGAGGATGGTTCCGGGAATCGATGGGGGCATGGTCTTTCTGGGGGAACCCACCTCCGGTATGTCCAAGGAAGAACTCTCGGACTTGATCGAACTCATCTACCACTTCGGAGCAGAGCGGGGTGTTGAATGGACAGAACTGGACTGATACCCTAAAGCCTGACGGCGTTCTCCTGTTTGCTGTCAGTTGGTGAAACTCAAACCTTGAGGGGGGTCAATGTGACTCCCCTCTTTTTTCATCCAACATTCGGATCGTCTCGGCCAAGAGATCCAGTTCCGATAGCTTCGCAATCTTCATCAGAGCCTTGGTTCCGTGGAACCCATGATTACCCCGATGACATTCCACACAGAGTGCAACGGTTAGGAAGTCACTGGCGCGGTCGCCGAGTCCATGCCCTGTGCGGATATGGTGGGCCTCTGTGACGTCGCTCTGAGGCTGTCCTAGAAGGCTACAGAGGACACAGGGGAGAGCTTTGACCTTACCCAAATAGTCACTGGCCTGTTTGTCCCGCGCCATCAACTGATGCCCATACCGATTCGTGCTGCGGCACGGCGGTATTCACGGTCTGCTCGGAGAATCAAATCCACTTTCTCCTTCGGCAGATTCTGTTTCGCCCAACGCATAAACAAGATTCGCTCTTCCTTGCTCGGGGCATTGCCCCCAATCTGAAGCGGCTGACGATTGCGGATGGAAGACTGAATGCTCTGTCGAACCCGCTGACGTTCCTTCGGGGGAACCCCCATGATGGCCTCCCGCATGATGATCCGTGCTGCGGCAGCATCCCCCACATGCAAGGCATCCGTGATGGCTTTGTTGACCGGCGTCATCTCAGTGCGAATGGGAGACCCGGGGGCAGTAGATCGTTTAAACTCTATCCCCATCTCATCGCTGAACCGGCGACCGTACTCTCGAACTTCGCGCAGATCACGGAACGCAGCGAACCGTTCCACTTCCTTCGCATCCGATCCCATTTCATCCATCACCGCCAAACCGATTCGTTTGTTAGCGCGATAGAACGACATGGTGGTTTCCGCAATCTCGTCTAAGTCGCGAGCCGTGATAGTCTTCTGATCTCGAAGGCGGTTAAACACATCGATGACCGCATCGACAGAGGCCAATCCCGGAGGACTCATGGGATTCTTAACACGCTGCTGGTCCTGCCAGTCTTTCGCGAACTGAGCGTAGTTCGCAAAGAAACCAAAGCTACCTGCGGCCATGATGTTTTCCATCGACCGAGACAGGATCAATGCCCATGCTCTAGCGGTGTCTTCGTTTTTCAATGCCTCGTCGAGTTCGTCTAAGTCTGGACCCGGATCTCCGTATCCAAAGGCTTCTCGAATCGCAAGGATGGCACCACCACCGACAATGGCTGTTCCCACAAAGCCTAATGCTCTGAGAATGTTTCTGCCGCGACGGCCCTCCTCAGTGAGGATGGGCTTCAAGAAATGGTTGTAGAAGAACCGATTGATCTGGGTGCCGAACTTCTGGTACTTGAAGAAGAAGCGGCCTGCGGTGGTGTCAATGAACACCGGAGTCATGTCGATCTGATAGGAACCCTGCGGGATGTTCACCGCACGACGCATGTACTTCTCAGTCTCTCTGCCGCTGCCGTTCTCTAGAATCAATGCCTCGACATTGAGGTTCTCTCGTTTTGCCCATGCATTGAACTTCTTGACGTTCGCAGAATCAGGACTGTCGTTCACTTTCTTGAGGAAGGTATTGAGTCTTGCTCTTGCCGCCAACATGGCTGATGAACGCACCACATTTTCTGCGGCATTGAATCCACCGAAGGTCAATGCGGTGTTGGCGAATCGAGCCAAGGACTGGGAGATTCTCTGTTCCTTTGAGAAGTATTTGTCGGCGTCCATCTCGACATGGTCTCGAAGGATGTTCATGAAGTCTTTGTTCAGGATACCAAGGCTTGTGCCTTCTTCCTGAATCTTTCGCCAGTCAGTGAGTAGATCAAGGTACGACTTCGCCACTGCACGAATCCCAAACTCTTGGATGTTCGCAATGGTTCCGCCGAACAAGTTAAGGCTGGCGCTGATGGGGTTACCCAGTTGGGTTGCCGTTGCCAGAGAGTTTAACCAGTTCGCCATGTTCGACAGGGTGTCGAAGGGTTCGATCTCGTAGATCCGCTCCCGAATGGTGTTGACATAGTTCTGGGTTTCTTGATCCCGAATCTTCGGGAGGTTGGCACCGAACCATTCTTTCTTGAACTGACCAAGTTCCTGACCGAAGTTCTCGATCTGGGAAGTACGTCTTGCCCACTTGTTTAAATAGCGGGTAGCGGCATCCCATGAGTAATCATAGAAGATCTCAGGCAACGGTTCCGTTCGCGCCTTCTCGACACCGGCAAAGTAATCATTTTTGATTTCATCTGAGAACCATTCGCGGAGCAAATACTTCTCGGCATCCGCAGGGTTCTTGATGTCTTCTCGGCCAGACTGAACCAATGAATCAAGCAGAGACTGCCACAACTCAGGATCAAGGTCAGGGTTCTTCATGACCTCCATCACTTCCCTGCGAAGGGTGCGTGGGAAGAATGCGGTGACCGTTCCAATCGGTCTCCATCCACCCTTGCCATCATTTAACTTGGCGTCATACACCTTCATGGGTTCGCCATCAGGGGTACGCACATTCTTGTTGATGTTGCCCGTCTCATTAGAGATCTGAGTCCATGCATCAATCAACTGCCGTTCGCTTTCGCTGGCATTGTTGAGGATCGCCATCGCTTCATTGGGCTTCTTGTTTTCCCTCGCCCGCATGTAGCGTTCAAAGGTTTCCATGGCTGCATCTCTGCCACCCAAACGAATGTTCCGATAGGCATTGCGGATCAGGTTGTTGACGATACCAAGTTTGGCAGCGTAGCCGTCGTAATAGTTTTCGATACGGTTCGCCAAATCATCTAACCCAAAGCCTGCACGAAGTTTGTCTGGCGCAGACTGAATCAATTGCGAGACCAATCTTCGGGTGATCGGTGCAATACGGGCGCGAGAAATGTCTACGGTCCCATCGGGTTCCGTGTCGCCAATCACTGGACCGATGGCGACACCCATCGAATTGACAGGCTGTCCTTCGTTTAAAGCCTCTGCGGCACCGGTAGTATCAGTGTCAACCGCAGGCCCCGGCTGTTGCGGAGCGGCGGTAACAGGAGGTGGCGCTCGACGCGCTGCACGGATTACCGGTTCTTCAGTGGAAACAATTCTTCGATCCGCCTCACCCTCTCTCTCGGGGACAATCCTGCTAGTACGTCCTCGATAGAATCGTGCAGGGGATCGTTCGGGTCTAGCACTCTCCGACTCTCGGAGGATGGCTTCCTCGTATCCGATAGCGTCTCTTTCTCTGCCCGTGAGTTTTGCATATAGCCTCTTCTCGTAGTACCACAACGCAGCTTGTATGTCTGCTAACGAAAGGTCAATACCTTGATCACGCAATATATCTTGGGCAAGTCTCGTTGTCTTGATCATGAAGCTACGATCCGACGCACGGAACGGGGCTTCTTCCAGTTCTAATCTTGCGGCCTTGATCAGCGTGTTAGCCGCTGTCTCAAGTTCCGTCATGTTCTTGTATTCTTTTTCTTTGGCAGATTCCCAGAATGGAACTGCCGCATCAATCACATCTTCATCAGTGGGCTGAACAATTCCTTGTACCCATGACGGCGGAAGTACGCCTATGGATACCAGCATCTCTCGCACTCTCTTGATCGAAGACGGCGTAGGCTTTGGAACCAGCGTTCCACGCATGCGGTTAAACATGCGGCTCCACCACAAGTCCATGGTGAGGTAGCCTTCTGAACCCATCAGGTTGGCATAGAACGCACCCAGCTTCGGACCGAAGTACAAAGCAGACCTCGGCATGATGGTTTCTGCGGTGTAATTAGACTCAGGCTTTTTGCCTAATCTTCGAAGCTCTGCGTTGATGTCTTTAACCGACATCTCTTTTAAGAGGGCAGGAGCGAATCCTTCCATGCCGTGTATATCTATAAGTTCTTCAAGAACCTCTAGATTGTTTTGCAAAGAATCAGAACGTCGAGTACCAACAGCTAACTCAGAAAGCCGTCGCCCTGTTCTGGCTTCGGTGTAAATCGAAATCGCATTCGAAATGTTCTGGTTGACATCCTCACCATTGGAAGTGATGGCAACGATAGCGGTGAACAATGAACGAGCGTTGGGATCAGTTGCGAGTTCGGGGAACCTCTTCGCCAAACGCGCCAATGCGCGGGGATAGTTATTGGAATACCAGCCAATGCCCGTGCCTGTCTCAGCGGTTGTCTGCAACTGAAGCAGTACTTCACTGACCATCGCGTCTGCGATTTGTCGTGACGCTTGATCGCTAGTGTCTTTGTCGCTGATCTTGCCGAATTCGTTTTGCGTGCGTTCATTTAAACGCTCGCCAACAAGCCGAGTTAAATTCCTACCCGGGGCAAGCCCGAGTTCTAATCTGGCTTGTTCAGTCGGCATCTCAAAGATGCTGACCGTAGATCGCGGAACCCGTCTCGCCTCACGGCGAGGAGTCGTTAACGCTGCGGCTTCTGGGGCGGCTGTTCGACCTTCGGCTCGGAGTCCTTGGATTTCTCTTTGGACGGCATCGGTCGCTTCTGCCCGAATATCACGAAGCCGTTTCCGAAGATCCGCTCTTTCTCCTGTTCCGTCATCTGTCGGACTGGCATAGTCGTAATCCTTTTTCTCTGGGAATGCAGAATAAATGTCAGTAACAAGTACATCATACTCGTTATTAAGTTTATTGTCTATCAGGTCTGCAAGTGTACTTGTTGGTACATCTGAATAGTTGAGGATGGTCATTGACCCATTGGCGAAAGTTTGTCCGCCAACAGGTTTGCTGCCATCGACTTCGATCTCTCTCAAAGAATTGTAGATATCTGCTATTTCTTGAGGAGTTCTATCGCCAACTTCTACGGTGACAGACTGAACAATGTCACCGCCTCTAAATGACCTTGGTGAAACCACCATCATGGAATCTTGAGACAGAGCAAAGCCAATGGACTTTGCAATGTCCAAGGGATCTCCACGCTCAAGCATCAATGCGAATGAAGGATTGGTATCGTCAAGGTAACTGCCTACCTGACTGACTACCGATCCTCTTGCATTCGAAGCGGTCAATACTCTGGGAACAATATCTCGCGCAACACGCTCGCTGATATTTAAACGCACATCAGCATCAAGGTTACGCCACGCTTCTGTTAGCGGCTCGTTATTGGGATCAGGCGCGACCTCGAACAAAATTTGTTGCGGCCTTCTACGCGACTCCCGAATACTTGGCCTTGTTATGTCGAATGCACCGACATTGCCTACAGCAGACTTAAGTTGATTCGGACTGAAGACGGCAAGGTTTCTAACGCCAGCTTCTTCTACATAAATAGAATCGTAACCAGACCTTTCAAAGAAGTCCGTGTTTTCTGCAACATCTTCAATATATCCCCATCGACCTTTCTTTATTTCATCGATGGTCTTTCTTATTTCTGCTCTTGTATATGGCCCCCTTGAAGGGGTTGATCTGGAAAGAAACTTAGGAAGATCTTTTTCCAGTTGAGCAATGTGAGACTTGTTTTGGAAGTCGAAAGGATTCTTGGCAATAACATAAAGCGGATAAACAATAGGCGCTCTGGTCCGATCACCAAATTGTGCATTTGCTATCTGCCTTTCTGCCCAGTCAACATCTTGCATGTCTCGTGGTGGCGGAAGGAAAAGCATATTATTCGCAGCATAACGAGATGCAAAATTAGGATCTGGAGAAGTAAAGATTAGTTTTCTACCCGGCTTTGGTCTAAATACATCAATGTCTCTTGTAGCGCCATGGTAAAAAATCTGTGGTTCTCCAGTTTCATCAACCGCTTTGCTACCCCTAAAGGCTTGTTGGAACTCAGGCGTGTCAATTTGCGGATTGCGAACACGCGACTCCCGAATGCTCAGGGCTGGACCGAAGTCACCGTTGTTCCCGATAGCAGACTTAACCTGATTCGGATCAAACACTGCCAAGTTCTTTTGGCCTGCTTCCTCCACATACATGGAGTCAAAGCCAAGAGATTTAATTGCCTGCAAGATAGCCGGTGTTTCAATGATCTCCCAGTCTCCAACTAAAAGAGCTTCCTCTTCAATTGCGCCGATAGGGGTAGCGGAAAAATCATCTGCTTTTTCTAAAACTTTATAGACCTGATCCCGATTTTGATAATCGAACGGATTCTCTGCCTTGACATATACAGGAACAATATTCGCCGCAGAAGGCATACGATCTTGAATATTCATTCCAAGCCGAATGTTTCGGCCTTCTTTGGCGATATATTTTAAATCTGAAATAACTTTGTTGCTAATCGGTTTACCCGATAGCACGCTCCTTTCTACTGAATCTCGTAATTTCAAAACATTTTCATAGGTACCCAAGTTAATCTTGCTAGGCTGTTGAGCAGCCTTTGCATCTGGTTTGGCTTTAGGCTTTACCTCTTTAGATCTAACAGGGAATGAACTTGGATTTTTTAAAGTTTCATTCAAGACATCTAGCACTTGTTGATCGGACATAAAGTCAGTGAAGTTCCTGAGCATGTAGGCTTCAGACATGCCAGAAAATTCATTAGCAAAGCTAGGGCTTTTAGTAATGAATACAGATCCTGCTTGCTTCGGGCGGAATGCTGTAATGTCAGCGGCAGTTCCGTGGTAGTACACAGACGGACGGCCATCTCGGTTGACCGCTTTGCTATTACCAAACCAGCGCCAGAAGTTCCGCAAGCCTTCCATTGTCGGACGAGTCTCGATGCCAAAGACTTCAGGTCCTTCATAACCGGAATAGATTAAACGCCCTTGCGAATCCGTTGTCGGGAACTCTTGATCGCCCACCCTGATGGTAGCCGGTACAGGATCTGTTGCCCGCCGTGATTCTCTGATGGCTTCTACCCGAGCAAAGTTTGCGGCAGGGGGAGAGGCTTGCGGTGACAACCGGCTGATCATGTTCCGAATCGCATCCGTTCGGTACTGTGTTCTGCCTTGAGGTGTCCTCAGAATGTCGCGCAGTCTTTCTGGAATCCTGCCCGTCTGAGCCACAGATTCTTCTGTTGCCCTGAGGGTACGCACTTCCCCGCGCTGACGACCGCCCAAAGCACCTGTCTGGAGACGGTTAAACACATCGCTGTAGGTCTGGAACCCAGTTCCGGCCAAAGCCGATTTCAATCTCTCGAAGAACTGAGCAAGACGCTGCAACAAGTTCTGAGGTTTACCCGAAATCTTGAGACGCTTGGCCGAGTAATCACGGAACATTTCCGCGATAGCCTCTTCCATCTGCACCACAGGGTTCTGGTCTGGGTAATTCTGCTGGGCGATTTGCAGATAGGTCTGGTTAGTCCCCGGCTTCAAGGTGCGTGATGCCGCCTTCTCAAGGGTGGACCACTCGCTCTCAGTCCACAGATCTAACAGCCGAGCCGCATGGATCACTTCATGATCCAGTATCTCTGCTAATGCATTTAAACGCTGCTCTGGGGTCAGCGATCCATCGGGATCAACCCGGTCCACCGCCAAAAAGATTTGACGCATGGCAGGCAAAAAGAAGCCTTCACTCTCAGGCCCCATGATTTCCCCTGTCGGGGTAATGAGATTGCGTTCAAGGGAGAGTTGGATGTCGTTCAATCCAAATCCTTTGAGCTTCGCACGGAGAGCGTCTCTGAGGGACTGTAGGTCGATAGCCTGACCGGGAGGGGCAGGCAGAGCGAGAGGTTCCCTAGCAGGCGTTACCGGCTTCTGAGGCGTATTCTTAACGCCCTGCTTAGACAGGTCGGTTTGTAGTGTCGAGATCTTCTCATCGATCTTCGGATCTTCTTTGGATAATCCTGCTGCTTCGATGATCTGATCGCGGGTAGGCTTCTGACCCTGAGCATTGGCGGTCTGAATAAACTTAGACGCCCGGACAAAGTTCTCCCGGCTGTAAGGTTTAAACTCAAAGACCGGAAGCTGGGTTTCCCTTTCGAATCGGGGGAGCGGTGCCAACTTCTTGTAGAAGAGACGGATGTCCCCGTAGTCCATGTCCTGAACGGAGTCTTTGCCCGTGAGGTTTTTGGCAAGGGCATTGATCTCAGGGGAAGCGATATCGGAAGTGATGTTCTTGGAACGGATCAGATCCCTGATCTGATTGATCGCGCCTTGTTTACCAATGGCAGGATCAATCGGCACATCCTTGGTGATGGCCGCAAAACTTTTACCCAGTGCAGACTTGGTTTCCTGCAAAGAGAACACACTGCTTTCAGGCTTACCTTCCTGAGAACGGGCTTTGTTGATTTCCTGAGCTTTGGTCAACCCCTTGATGATGCGAGGAGGCTGTCCTTCCGCAGCGCCTTCCGGTCGGAACTCGTATCCAATCACCCGGCCTCGACGATCTTTCGCTTGCGGTAATGCTTCGACCTGTCTCCAACTCAAACCCTCGGCATACTCAGGACCGGTGGTCTTGGCTGCTTCGTTGATGGCGACGGTGGAAAAGGTATTTGCTTCTGGATTAAGGGTGCGGTATCCGTAGGTGAATAGACGCTGGGTGGTGTCCGGATCATAAGGTTGAGGAGAAATATCCAGAGAATTACGGATCGCCCCTCGAACATTCTGGTTGATAACTTCTTTGTTTAAACTTAAAGCTGTGGCATTGGCCTGCTCGAAGGTCTGAAGAGGCTGGCCGTATCGCTTACCTTCGCTATCGATCACCTCGAAGGTGGGGGTTCCGAGAGAAATCGCTCTGCCTTCAGGGCCATAGGTGCCATCCCCTTGGACTTCTCCCTGTCTGACCGAGAACTGTCCGAAGTTCGGGAAATAATCCCCTAGTTCCCGGGCAATCTTTTGTCCATAGGAAATACCAAACTGGACATCGCCGGAAACATCAGCGCCTTTAAACGGGGTCGCTAAGGCATTCACCTCATCCTGTGTCGGCGGTGCAATGTTACTCGCCGCAGCGCGAGCATTGGCAGCTTCCGCATCAATGTTGACTTGATCAGCCTGTCCTTGAGCGCGACGAGCATTGTCTGCGGCCAAAGAATCCATGAACCGTTGAGCGGCTTGATCAGCTTCTAAACGAAGCGCGAGTTCTCTTTCCCGATCTACTTCGTTGGTAATACTGGCGCGGGCAGCATCGTATCGGGATCGTTGTTGAGGGGAAACCGCTGCATCAATGCCGCCGATACCCGCACCAATCAAGAATCCAACTGAACCTTCCAATGCCGCCGCTTCAGCCACACCCCGCATGGTGGGGATGTCTTCGAAGCCTTCTCTTTGCAGGGCAATATTGCCTGCCATTTGTTCCTGTGCCGCCTGAATGAATTCAGGGACCGCTTCTTTGGCACCCGTAAACGCTGCTGCTTTGGTAGCTGCTAATGCGCCTGTGGTTCTGGCACCTGCATTCTTGAGGATGCGACTCGCCAGTACCTTTTCGATACCGGTTCCCGCCGCCAATCCACCCAAGCCTGCGCCGAGCAGGATCTGATCTAGATTCTCACCGCCGTATTCCTGAGCCAGTCGAGCGCGTTCTTCGACCACTTCCTCTGGAAGATCCAATGCTTCGAGTTCGTTTTTAACTTCATCATAGATGGTGCTTTTGGTAAGACCTGCGCCACCGACAACACCGATACCCGTACCGACTTTCGCAGCGGTTGCTGCCCGAGCGGCCAAGGTTCCCCCTCGAAGAGCGGCACCCGCCAATCCACCTGCGATGGTGGGAACGGCTGTACCTAAACCTTGTGCAATGAAATCAACAGGCGATACCGCTAATGCCCGAAGACCTGCGGCCAATCGTTCGCCAAGCCCCTTGTCTTGGGCATCTTGGAAGATGCGGGCAACTTCTTCTCTGTCGTTCTTTGCCTGTGCGCTGAGCAAACTACCAAGGTAATCTTCAACACCACGCAGGTTTTGAGAGACCGCATTGTCTGCACCAAAGGCATCCGAAATAAATCGAACGCCTTGAGAGACACCCGTTGCAAACTGCAAGGGAACATCGGCTACCGATCTAAAGATCGATTGATCTTCGACAGGCTCAGGGGTTGGTTCCGGAGTGGGCTGTTTGTATTGACTAAAGATTTCAGATAGTTCGACATCAGTCGGAGGTGAATCGCCCGTCAAATCAAGCGTTACCCCGGAGACAGAGTCAGTAACGCGATAAGTAGGCACCGTTACTGCCCTCTGTTAACTTCGGTGACTGTAAATCTGCTGGCGTTAGCGCGGCCTCCACCTGTGTTCACAGCAAATGATTCTGGCTCAAGCATCATTGCCATATCACGAACCCTTCTTGCAAATTCCTCATCAGAAACTTCTTCGCCCGTTGATTCAAGATAGGATCTCAAATACTGCGAGGCTTGCTGCAATGCGCTGGTTCTTGCGGCTCTCATGGAGTTAGCGTCTGTCCTTCCTTGACGCGCATTCTCCCGATTCTCTCTAGCCAATGCCGTTTGATAAGTCGCCATAATTTGGGCAGCAGCCAATTGATCGCTACGGCTGGCCTTGTCTTCACCAGAAACAATGTTGGCAATGTTGCCAAGGGTTTCACTCCTCAACCTCATTGCGTCTATGGCGCTTTGACGCTCTTGCTGAGCGGCTTGCAACTGCAACTGTTCAGCGGTGCGGCCCTCGACAGCGGCCTCTCTACGGCCCTCTGCTAAGGTTCCCATGGCAGTTTGGGTAGCCCGCCTTAATCCTTCCGCAGCGTCCCCACTCATCACCCCCGAACCAAGGTTCATCAAGGTTCCAGCAATCGCCATACGGCGAGCTTCATCTCTGGCTTCTTGTTGACGCTGTTGTGCAGACTGAATGAACGGAGAAAGGTCAACAGGTTTCGGTATCCCTTGTTCCATGATTTGCCTTTGCATGTCCATGAACTGCTGCATCTCTGGCGACCGCTCTCGTCTAAGAGCGCCACTCAAAAGAGATTCGAAAGACATGCCTGAAGGGCGTGGGGTGGCATCCGGAGGGAGGGTCCCCAATGCCTCACCGGCATCGGCAATCCCTCCCGGGGGAACATCAGAGACAGCTTGCCGATTAGCTGGCGGTACATTGCTGGCAATGTTACCCGCACTATCCCGGGGAACTCTCGGCATAATCGTTGGTAAATTTTGATCTGTCATAGCCGCACGATTCGCAGCTAAGAAATCAAAGTTTGCCGGGATATCTTGTTGAACTGTTGGTCCAGCAGACTGCGCCACTGCGGCTTCCATAGGGGGAGGAGTTGCCGTTGGCGGGGTGTATTGAGTACCCCCTAATGCCCTATAAATGCGTTCGTTTAATGCACCCGTTCTCGGGTCATTCGCAATTTGCTCATCACTTAAACGATACGCGCCATCGGTAATCCTTGAGCGTATGAAGGGTGATGCAAGTGCAGCGTTTAACTGGCTTGTGGACATCCCAAATAATGGGGTTGCCCTTTCAGGATCTTGTTGGCGTCGAGTTAAGGTATAACCCGCAGCACGAAGCATTTCGTTTTCTTCTGGCGTTCTTGCAAACGGCCCCTTTTTAAGGATGTTTTGAATTTGTCTTTCAGAAGGAGCGGATGGTCCTTGCTGACTAACCGCAGCAGACGAACTTTCCGCAGGAGAGCCTTCTGGGTTGATTAAACTCGTTGCCGTATCCCTAAATCCACGACCAGTGGTTCCTTGATTCATCAACCTAAATGCAGCGCCTATTGATCTCCAGTTTTCTATCGGAGAAAAAGGGCCAGTATTTTCAAGCATCAACGCACTTAGTTGCTCCGAAGCGGCTTTTGCAGTTTCCGTGTCGCCGTTTATCAAAGCCTGTTGACGTATTAACTCTAGTTGCCTAATGGGATCGCCTTGCCCAGACATGACGCCCGGGTAAGTCATTCCCGGAACCGTTCTTCCAGTTTGCATACGAACGATGCCACCGGGGGTGAGTCCACCCTGAGCCATGCTCATGGGAGGCATCGGCGCACCGGTCATCGGTTGCTGCATTGGCGCACCCGGAGGGGCTGCACCCGGAGGCGCTCCACCCGGAGGAGGACCCCCCGCAGCAGCGATACCGCCTTGTAGAACCTTGTCCTTAATGGTGGGTTCCGCCCCCTGTTGTTGGGCTTGGAACCGCTGACGCATGTCCTGACGGCGCTGGACCTCAGAGATCGTTAGATACTGAGGGATCTGGGGAGGAGGATTTTGGGCGTATTGGAAAAGGACTTCATCGGGCAGTCCTTTGACCATGTCCTCTGCTTCGAGAATGTTCATCGTTTAACCCCTGCCTCCGCCGAAGGCTTGATAGAGACCCAAGGCTCCTAAGCCACCGCCAAGAACTTGTTCTCCGGCTGACGGAACTCTACCAAATGTGGAGACGGTGCTGCCGGGTTGAATCGGAACACCTTGCAAGAGATTGCTGAGGTAACCCAACTGTTCCCGTCCATAAGCCTGTTGACGCAAGAAGTCTTCGTAGCCGATATCCAAGCCACGCTGCATGAGACCTCGACGTTCTCCGCCCACACCCATCTGCGCGCCAAGGCGTTGAAGGTCCATCTCCTGCTGTCTTCCGCCCAAGCCACCCAGAAGTTCCGCAGCCGCCAATCGCTGGGCCATCCCTGCACGATCTGCGGCCAGTCCTTCCAATCCCAACAACGCCCTCTGGCGCTGCTGTTCGATGTTGAATTGCTGAGCCTGCATCTGGAACTGTTGCTGAGCTTGACGGGCTGCATCGGTCTGCTGCTGCGCCGAAAGACCCATCTCTGCCGCTCTCTGTCGGGCTTGTTCCCCGGCCTGTTGAGCTTGCATTGCGATGTTGGCCGCGAACTGACGCTCTTGACCGCCCATCTGAAAGGCGCTTTGACGGAACTGCTCTTGTGCTTGACGAGCCGCTTCGTTCTGCTGTTGAGCGGTCATGCCCATCTCTGCGGCACGTTGACGCGCTTGCTCTCCCGCCTGCTGGGCTTGGAAGTTCATGGCACCTGCTTGTTGACGAGCCGCTTCCTGTGCTTGGAATGCTCCTAAACCAAACTGAGCCTGTTGGAGACGGGCTGCGCGATCTGCTTCGAACCCTGCGCGAGCTTGTTCAAATGCCGCCTGTGATCCACGGGCTTGGATGTCACCTAACTGTTGACCCAAGTTCCGTTGACGCTCAGCTTCGAGAAGCGCAGAACGGGTGCCACCTAAGGCCCCGGCACGGGCAGCTTCTGCGCCCATAGTGGGACGCTGTAACTCTGACGCACGAACCGCTTCCCGCTTTTGAACATCCGTTACAGCCTGCTGATAAGGCGACATGTAGGACTCAATAGCTCCGGGAGCCGCTAAAGACCCCGCCTCGAAGCGTTCACCCAAGGTTCCTGCCTGATAGCCGGGTGTAAACGTACCGGCTTGGTATCCCGGGGTAATCGTCCCTGCCTGATATTGGTTCTGGAAGTTTTGCGCTTGGAACCCCGGCTGGAATTGTCCGGGCGTATATCCGGTTTGGAACTGAGTCGCCTGATAGGTGGGCGTCACCGCTCCCGGTTGGAACTGCCCTGCGATGTCCATGCCAGATGGCATCCCCGCATAACCCACCCGGGCCGCGATATCACTCGCCATGCCCACTTGCTCAGGGCGTTGTAGGCCCATGATGTTTTGCTGAGCGTAGGTTTCCTCAGGAGAAAACTGCGCCAGACGCTGACCGCTATAAGGCTGATACGGACGCGCACTCTCAAAGAGGCCCCGTTGCAGGACCTGCTCGAAGTACGGCTGAACGTAAGCCGGAAGACTTGTCTGGGTTACCGTTGAGGTAACTTGTTGTGGACTACCGCCACCACCGCCGCCGCTGCTCATGTTGAGACCTCGTCAAAATGCTTTTCGTAAACTACTGTTTTTACTGAATATCCTTGCTTCTTGACATGCGGCTCCCACCCGGGGCGACCGAAGAACTCGATACCTTTACAGCCTGATTCTTTTGCAAACTGATCGGCTGTCATGTGCATCTTGTCCTCAATATGTTTCATGTGGTTCGGTGTCATCGCACAGTACTGAACCACAAACATTTTCTTCTGTGGATATTGCTTGATTTCTGTCATCACAAAACCATGGATGTCGTTGGTGTCAACGTCATACACGGCCCACAGTTGCATCTGTCCGGTCAATGCAAACCGGACAATGTCATCAATGCTCGCTCGACCCATGGCCCAAAACTCTGATTCGTTTAAATAACGCATCAGAGCGGGGATCACATAGCTGATCTTTCCGTAGGGGACCAATGAGATTTCAAAGTTCATTAGTACCTAAACCCACCGCCGCCAAAGAACGATCCAAGTCCGCCCATGTTTAAATAAGGACTCGGAGAAATGCTTCGCATTGCAGCCATTTGGGCTTGCTGTTGATCATAAGGATTAATGGAGAACTGATCTCGTCCACTTCCTATTGGCATAGCAGGAAAACTTCCTACAACGGAAGAATCAAAATACTGAAGATTGGGATCTCGCTTAACCGGAGCAGCGGGAGCATTGTTAGTTTGTTGCCCAAACAAACTTTGATAAAAATCTTGCAACTTAGGATCATCGTACTGAACTCCTTTTTCTTTTAAGAAGTTAGCCGCCGCTTCTGCATCCCTTGCATCTCTTGCCGCTGACTGTTCTGGACTAATCAGTTGCATACTGTACATTGGCTGACTCCACCCTTCTTTAGCCGCTAATTGCTGAAGAGCGATGTTTCTTTGCCGACTGTCAAAAGAAGACTGAGCAGGAGACTGCATCGGCGGAATCACTTGCCCGCCCATGTCGGGTGCGGGCTTGCCGCCGCCGGTTTGTCGTTCTTGAAATTGCCTTAATGAACTTTCGCGGCGCATTCTTTCAAATTCAGGGCTACCACCGATTCCAATGGTTTGTGGTTCAAAGTATTGATTTTGATTCCACAAATTAATACCACCGCCACCGCCAATGGTCATGGTGTCATCGTTACCGCTTGGTGTCTGAGGACGGCCCATCAAAGGCTGAACATAAGCATTGCCCGGTCCCTGCTGCCGGGGAGGCTGATAGTTAAACTGTTGTTGTGGGGGCTGGTAGGACTGGTATCCACCAAACGGCATGGGGCTATAGCCGCCAAACAAACTACCCAATCCCATACCGAAACTGCTACCGAGTCCACCAAAGCTATTGCCGAATCCACCGCCAAAGCCGCCACCAAATCCACCAAAGGGTTGGCCGAATCCATAGCCACCCATGAAAGGATTGATAAAAGAAGGCTGTTGAAATTGACGGGCAAATCCGAAGCTGCGATCTATCTGTGGGCCAGTGGATCTTTGTTGGCCTTCATCGCGATCATCGATACCATTGTTATTGGAATCTTGAAAATCAGCGGTCCTCATTACAGGTTCTGAGGGTTGATCGGAAGTGAGTGGACTGTTCCCAGTGCCACCACTTGCTTGAGGCGGGTTAAACGAGCCGCCCGCTGACATTACATTCCCCTCCCTTGATAGGGACGAACCTGTTCCGTGGTCCCCATGGTTCTTTGTCGGATGTCATCCACTAAACCATCGAAGAACTTAGCGCCATCTCCCGAGTAGCCGCCGCCTGCCAAAGCTACCGCATCGGCTGGGATGATGTATTCACCGGGCGATACCGCTACAGGACGTTGGGAACCAATCATTCCCTCGACCATATCGTCTTGTCCGCCGCCCATGCCTTCGACCATACCCTCGGTCTGTGCGTTGGGAACGATGTCTTGAAGCACTTGCTCACGCAGTTGCATGAATGCTTCGGAGCCATACTGATCCACAAAGGCACTGATGATTTCATCGGCGTTTTCGATTTCACCGCGAATGGCTGCGACCGTCATCATGACAAGTTCATCTTGAGGAGCCATGTCCGATTGCATCGGGTTCATGTCGCCTTCCATCGGGGTCATGCCACCTTCGGCAAAACCAAATCGCCCGCTTGGCATCCCGCGCATTTCAGCAAGAAATTCTTCGTAGTCGAATGCAGGCTGCGCCATTTCACGATCAATGGATGGTGAGAGTTCAGCGCGTGATGGCATCGGAGCATTCATCTGACGCGATGCCACCAAGTCTGCAATGCCACCGGAAGGCATCTGCGGCGTAGCAATCAACTCTGCAAAGTTATCATTGAAACCCGGGGGTACCGGTTCAGGTAATGGGCGAGCGACGAAAGAATCTTCAATTCTGCCCATGCCCGGAGGAATCTGCGGTGCAGGCATTTGAGGCGGGGGAGGCTGAGTAGACATCCTGTCAAAGGTTTCCCGCAATAAATCTAAAGTGGGCTGGTTAGACGGCAAATCCTCAAACCCTTCCGCTCTTCGAGCAGACAGTGGATTGACTGGCGGACGGGTTGGCTCAGGCTGGACGGTGGGCGGTAAAGCGGGAGATATTCCACCCATCATGCTCGGATTGAATCCCGGCCCAAACATCGACAGATCAACCCCTGAGAAATCAGGCATTGTTTCCATAGAGGGCGGGAGAGGTGTCGGTGTTCCGGGGGATGTAGGTGCAGGTTGCGCGGCATCCGGAGAGTACTGACTCAAGAACTCCTCAAGGTTCCCAAAGTCCATCCCCGGCATTCCGCCGGGAATGTAGGTGCCAGTGCGTTCATCGAAGTTGGGGGTGCCACCCGCAAAGACATCACGCTCCATCGAGGGGCTGATGAAATCTACTTGTCCTTCTTGGGTCGGGGGCATACCTGCGCCACCGCCAAAAAGATCCATGTAGTTACGATATCCGCCACGTTGATTAAGGAAGCCTTCGAAATCAAAGTTGGGATCGAAGTAGCCACCACCTACAATGTCACCACCACCGGGCAATGTACCGGGGTCTACGGCAGCGGGAGGAGGCGGAGTTGGTTCTCGGAAATACTGGAATTCACCCGAGATACCCGGCAAGTACCCTTCTCCACCCACATCTAATGCGGCATAAGACGCTGCTGGGGGCGGAACATACTCTGCCCCACGCAGAGCTAACTGAACATTCTCCGCATCAGGCATCGCGTTATAGCCGCCTTGGTTCAATGCATTGCGAAGCTGGTTCTCGATATCGCCGCCGTTGAAATACCCTTCGACTTGACCGCCTCGGGCATAGCCAATGTTGGGATAGGCAGAGCGAACTTGGTTAAACACATTGCTCATTTGGGCTAGTGTCTTACGTCTCTCGGCGTCCTGCTGTTCTTGGTAGTCCCTCATGCTGCCACGACCGGCCTGTTCCATTTCACGGGCCATGCGGCCTGTTTCTCCCACATAAGCAGGAAGGAAAGTTCCGGGGGACGTAAGTTGGCCCAAGAAAGCGCCGGGTTCTTGGAAGGGAGCGGAAAGGCGTTGACCGACAGTGAGATCTCTAGCAGTAGGCGCTGCGGCTGCGGTCGTTCCTGTAGAAGATAAAGGAGCCTGTAGCCCCTGACTGAGCAGGTCCAACCGATCAGACATGGGAAGGAAACTTTCCATTGGAGCCGTTGCCATAGGCCCCATGCTTGGGCCTGCTCCCATCCCAGTTGTTAATGAGATGTCTCCAACACCGGTAGGAGTAATTGTTTGGGCTGCTTGAGTGGCCGCATCGGTGACGCCTTGAGTCGCAGCTTCAGTGGCAGCGTTAGCGCCAGTCTTAGACAGCGCATCGCCTGCTGCACCAAATGCCTGACCTAGTCCGAATCCGGTGATGCCTGACAGAATGCCCTGCTCCAAATCACCTGTAGCGGCGGCAGTAGCGAGACCTGATCCGATTGCCCCGGCTGCGGCGGAACTCAGTCCGGCTGCGCCAAGAACACCAGCGCCTGCGCCTGTCAAAAGGGATGTCCCAAGGAACGATCCCAATAGGGGGGCGAGGAAAGGCAGGAAGGCTTCGGGTTGTCCGGTCTGGGGGTTGCGAGTTAACTGCCCGGTCGGTGACAAACGGGACAGCATCTGAACCTCAATCGGGTTCATGTGTACAAGCTGTGAGTCACCGAAGCGCCCGTACTGGGCAAGTTGGTTTGCGACTCCTTGATATGGCGGGTTATTCATGGTCACTCCGGGGAGCCACGGCTCTATGGATTCTGGGATAACAGCGTTTAAATTTCAATGAGATAAAGGGTTGACAAGTCATCATATAGATCCCGCCTCGTAGTTAGAGATCCAGTTGACGGTCAAGATGATGGAAGGAATACCGGGATAATTACTGGCAGGCGCTTGGGCCAAGATGATGAGATCAGTGTCGTTGGACTGCCATGCCAATTCAAAATAGTCCCCGGCCTGCACGACAAGAAGAAAGTTCCACGCAGCCACCACTTCATCTGTGGAACCTTGGATGACTACCTTCGTTGTGCTGTCTGGAACATTGACTCCGTTAATGCGAGGCCATATGAAAATACTTGCCTTGCCACCTGCTGTTTTATCTAGCTGAACCGAGAACTGAAAGTTATACAGCCCAGCGTTGGCAAGATAGATTTTAGAGGTTGGCTTGCCCCGTTCAATCTGAAACTCAGAGGTCACTGAGTTATAGGTAAACAGATTAACAGTGTCGGCTACCGGATTAGTTTGGGTGGTGGTGTCGTAGTACGAGGCATGAGGAATGGGTGAATTCAGTTCGTTCGTGATGCTGTTAAAGAACAGCCGCAAGGTGTTGGCAAATTGATCCTGATATCGCCTTTCGTAATTGGGTGGGGCGACTGGAAGGTTCGGAGGAGCAACGCCAAAAACCACTCCCATCAGCGTCTCCCGTCTGGTCTAATGTCTAAACGCATCGCACCCATCTGCCATGCCACACCTAAATCAGATGAGGTCACCCGAAGAGCTAACTGCCTACCTCGGATGCGGGTATAGACCTGCTCGGTATATCGCTCTATCGGCAACACCGAAGTCGCCTGCACTGTCTCGACATCCGCAGTTCCGTATGCGGCACCGGGATAGTTGTGCGGGAAAAGACTCAAAGTTACCGCTGGGGTATTGGTGCTTGACCCCAAGAACTTAACGTCCGGAATGATTCGAGAGACAAAACTAAACTGATCACCATCCGCGATGTCAAAGTCCGAAGTCTGGATAAACGCAGTAATTGGTTGCGGAACCCCAGTGGAAACATCATCCCAGCCAATCTCATGGAAGGCCACTTGATTGGGTGCATTCATGGTTACAGAAGAATAGATGCTGTGAGAGGCTGCGGTCGTAGAGTTCACACCTCGAACACAGCCCGTCAAAGAGTTACCACTGACGCCTGTGTAAGTAATCTCTTCGCTCCCAATGATGATGGTTCCGAAGATCGGGAACGTCGAAGCATTGAGCAACGAAATTGTG